TGTTTTTCAGGATCTTCACCTTGGCAAATATCACGAATTTTTTCGTCTTGAATCCATGCGTATTTCATATTAATACCCTTCTGTCCAGTACAAAATTACTGCGCCATCACCACCTCTACCGCTTCTACTGCTAAAAGCATTAGAATGGGAAACTGCACCGCCACCACCGCCGTTTCCGCCGTTTCCTCCAAAGCTAGTTTGACTACTACTGTTGTTGTATACACCACCACCACCACCGCCAAAACCGCCGGAACCGCCAAAAGTGCTACCGCCACCCCATGCACCACCGCCGCCACCGCCAAAACCGCCACTACCACCGCAAGTAAGAATAACGCCTGACATCAAAGCGCCACCACCACCGCCACCGTTAGCGCCCGATAATCCAAATGAACGGGTGTTATAAGTGATACTGCCAGCGCCACCGCCACCGCCACCGCCGCATAACGCCCAGTATAGTAAATAGGGGTTGCCACCACTTAAGCCAGGAGCAGAAGATCCTCCCACAGCAATTAAGTTAGCTGTGTTACCAACTTGCAAAAAATTATTTGCTGAACCACCGCTTGGGCCACCGCCAGTAGCACCAGATCCAGCACTAGCAGAACCGCCCCCACCGCCGCCATAAGTTCCGCTAGAATCAAATCCACCATCTTGTAAACCGCCACCGCCTGTACCTTGAGCGGCAACAGAACGACTAAATCCACCAGACCCCCCAAAACCGCCGCCTCCGGTTCCTTGTTGTTGTTGATCTACTTGACCCGCCATACCGCCGTTACCGCCATTACCATAAATAGATCCAGCGCCACCACCGCCAGTGCCATTGTTTTGGCTAAAAGTTGATAACACATATCCGCCAAGACCACCAGTGGCAGTAAATGTTTGTCGTAAAGTTGAGGACGCCGTTCCAGTTCCACCTGCACCAGCGGCTACTGAGTCTCGTATGCCTCCATTACCACCCGTAGCAGTTAATAGAGAACCAAAAGAGGAAGTTCCACCTGCAGTGCCGTTTGCATTACTAGAGGTAGTTGCAGCGCCGCCAGCGCCTACTGTAATGGTTGGTAAAATTTGTCCAGGTATAACATCAATAATACCCTGAGCATAACCACCGCCATCTCCACCTCTAGGATAAACGCCAGTATAATTACTTCCAGCTGCGCCTGATCCACCGCCACCCCAAACACAAACCATTATTTGATAGACATTTTGCGGAACAACAAAGTCGTTATATGTGCCAGCTCTTAAATAAGGCCTAGCATTAGTCCATGCTGGAGGAGCAACACGAGTTGCGTAATTGGGCGGCAATCCAATGCCATACATTCCTTTATTCATCTTAGTAGTCTCCGCCTTGTGCAGTTACTCGAATACCCGTCTGAGCTACAGAAGTTGTAGCTCTTAAAGAATATCCAGTTGGTAAATTAATAGGCAAAATGTTTGCGTTGCCATTACTAGAAAGAGTAGCATTAAATGCCACTGCTGTTGTAGACGATGTAATTGCAATTACAGGAACTTGCACATACAAGAAATAATTAGTGCCGTCAAATATAAACAAGTTAACTAAACCCGCTACAGTGGTGGCTACACCTTGAATATCAATGTAGTCAATCCGTGAGCCGCTTGACCCAGCGGTAAACACTGTTCCAACTGTGGACGGTGCAGTTAATGAAGTATCAGCAGTCGTTAAAAGTGCCGAACCTATCTTAGGGGTTGCTGCATATTGTGCGGATGTTGCCATTTATTGCTCCTTAAATTAATCCAAAGCCATCACTGTTTTGTGCTGGGGCGGTATTGCCTCCGGTAAACATAGTTACAAATGCTTGTGCGCCAGAAGCCACGGCCTGCCAACTTGGTGCGGAGGTTCCATTGCTTGTTAAAACTTGGCCTGCTGTTCCGTTAGGAATAAACGCCGTAGAGTTTGGGCCAACTTGATATGGGATCTGGCTAGCAATACCACCAGCAAGATTTGCTGCGGTTGTTGCAGTAGTAATTAATGTGGCGTTGTAAGCTACGAGTTCTACAATGTCACCAGCCACTGCACCAACTGCTAATACAACCGTTGTTCCATTTGATGCGGTGTAATCGGCATCATTTAGCAAAACACCGTTTAAGAATACTTCTACATAGCCTGGAACATATACAGCGCTAAATGTTGTCTGACCCGATGTTGCAGTAAACGAAGTGCGAGTATAAGTTGCGGATGGTAACGAAGTCCAAGACGGGGCAGAGCTTGGGCCATTTGATACGAGCGCTTGACCTAAAGTACCAAAACTTAAAGTGCCAGAACCAACACCAATTGCACCAGTATCGTTGATTCTGAATACGGGGGTATTACCTGGGCCACCTGCATAAAATACAATGTCGTCACCATTATTTACGCTGATACGAGCAAGACCGGAGCTATAGTCAATTGCCACACCAGTTGTAAGAGCTGCACCATATGCGCCAGTGGTTACTACGCCATTTGACGCTACAAGCGATGTACCAGTAGCAGCGCCAATATTAGGTGTTGTAAGCGTTGGGGTGTTGCTTAAAACAACCGATCCGGAACCGGTAGATGTAGTAGTGCCAGTACCACCAGAGGCAACAGGCAAAGTCCCAGTAGTAAGAGCGGATGTACTAGTAGCATATAAAGCCCCATTAGTAGTAAACGATGAAAGCCCTGTACCGCCATTAGCGGTTGGTAATGTGCCACTGACACCAGTGCCTAAAGGAAGTCCAGTAGCATTGGTTAACGTAATCGCCGAAGGCGTACCAAGATTTGGCGTTGTTAGCGCTGGGGAGTTACTTAATACGACATTGCCAGAGCCTGTAGAGGTGGTTGTTCCCGTTCCACCATAAGCGACTGCAATCGTTGTAGCTGCCCACGTACCAGAGTTAACTGTTCCTAATGGACTTACATTTCCAGTTCCGTCTAAATTAACCGACTTCTCTGCAGGGTAAGTAACAAATATAGCCTGTGTGCCTGTACTAAAGTTAGCTTTAGTTGTACCGCCAGCGCTTGAAGAAAGCACTGTAGTTCGTTGCAGGACATTTCCAGAAGACACATATGTGCCAAGACCGACTTCCCAGTTAGGGCCGCCTTGATCTGTAATAGCGTAGTAACAAGTATTTCCGTTACCAATCGCCGAACTAAAAGTCTGATAGCCAGTAACCGCCCCATTAAGGGTCGCATCACCAGTACCGGGACTAGTAGTTGTTTCCTGGACTCTGTCCTTTAACACTAAGGCCATACTGTGCCCCTATTAGGTCAATGTAATTGTGTAGGTTACGTTTAATGTATCGCCAGAAGCAACCGTACGGCTACCACCAGTAAAGTTACCAGCAGAGAACAATGTACCGGTCGTACCACCAACAGTATTGTCGGTCGTCAAGAATGCACCAGCTACAGTGCCAGATCCGTTGATGTTAAACGATGTTGGGGTTGTATTACGTGCACCAGCCGATGCTGCGTTAAATGTAGGCGCAGGACGTGTTGCGTTGCTGTAGCTAGTAAACTCAGTCCAACCACCATGGCTAGCCATTGTATTGCCAGCAGCGTATGTTGGGCTAGATGCGCCATCAACAAGACCTAAGTACCAAGCTGCTGTATAGCCAGAGCCTGAAAAGGTCTGTGTCAGCATGTAGTTTTTACCTTCAGTGACAACTAGGTTTTTGATGGTCTCAGACCACTTAACGTTACCGTTAGCATCTAAGCACTCAACGGTATAAAAACCGTGAGTTTGAACGCCTTCTTGCGCCCCTGTGTTTGCAACCAATGAGGCAGACGCCGCATCGATTGGTTTAGTATTTTCAGAAAACATATTAGCTCCTTAAGAAATTCGGATAATTGCAGAAGTATTGGTAGCAGACGGGAACTGTACCGTGAAAGTACCGCCAGTTGTGCTTTTATCTGAACCAAAGTCCAAAACACAAACAGCGGGATTAGTTCCGCCGTTGGCTAAATAAATCAAAGCGCCACGAGCGGTAATTGTTGAGCTGCTCCATACAGAGTCAGCAAATGAAAAATACGCAATATTGCCAGATGGCCCAGTTGTTGGGTTAACATTAATTACTAGCGTGTTGCCACCAGCAGTGTAACCAGCACCAGAAGTTTCGCCAGTAGTGGTATACGCCGTTGTGGATGCGTTCAATGTTGCACTGTTTGTATACAGAGCAATCTTAAATACTTGAGATGTAGTGCTTGAAAAGTTATAGGTTCCGTTAGCCAGACCCGTTTTAAACACATTACATGCGTAGTTTCCTGTAAAAGCCATTATGGGTTCACCTTAATCTTTGCTTGACCGTCACGATAAGCATCGCCACGCTCTAAGCCGGTTCCTAATCTATTCAACTGCTGTAATGCCTCACCATACTTGGTGTTATACAGCGCCAACATATCAGCTTCACCTTTCATGTAAGTATAAGCCTCAACAAGGGTGCCGTAAAGCAAGACGGTATCAAAATTATCACCTAACCAAGAGGTTCCTGTTGGGTTATTTACAGAAGATATTGTTACTGCAAATCCTGAGCCTATACTGCCTATCGTAGCAGTCAAACTGTCACCAGCCGTATAACCAGATCCGCCATAAGACAAAGTAGCAGCAGTTACGATGTTATTTGCCACTGTGACGTTTAGTAGCGCCCCTTCACCAGACCCACCAGTAGCAGGTAAGTTGGTATAAACCCCATTGGTGTACCCAGCCCCTGGATTAGTAATAGCTCCTAAAGAACCAATTTGGTTCTGGATAATAGATACTGGGTAGTAGTAATAGTGCAACTCCATGGCATAGTTAGTATTGGGTGTTGGCCCAAGGATAAAACTTAGCTCATTGGTTGCGTTAAAGCGTGGCCCAAACAGAGCGTAATGTCGGGGTTTACCCGTATCTGTTGGACTAGGATATGCCTGACGGATGTAGTTAACATCTTTGTTAAGTAGGTACTCGTACTCCCCAGTAGTAGGATCAATTACCGCTAAGGAAAAAGACGACAAATAGTCGTCTGGGCAAGCTAGATATGCGGAGTTTGGGGTAGATGTTCCAGTAACGTTTTTGCGTAAAGCTGGGATCTGTACCGTGTTGTAAATGCGAAGTTCAGCCTGCTCAATGAACCGATTGATTTGCTGTGCTGAGGAAATCTCAACACCATTGGCAAGGTAGGTTACAGGAAAATTATTTTCCGAGTAATCCTGAATCGCAGTTACAAGCTGGTAGTAATTCATTAACCCATCTTCCCGCTAATCTTACGTCCTTTGGTAGCAGCGCCGTAGCCACGCATAACGCCTACACCATATGGGTTCTCAGGAGTATAGTTGCCTTTGCTTACCCCACCAACAGACATATTCATTTTGTCCATTACTTTGGCGCCAGGTGTATACCCACTATAAGTATTAACGTTGGTAGCGCCAGCAGCCATTGTGTGCGGTGCAGCATAAACTTCGGCAGAGCCGACTTCTTTGCCCATTACCTTTTTAGAAAATTTAGCCATTATCGACCTCTCTGGTTAGCAATACGAGCCATATTACGCCCCATAGCTTTCATGTTCTTATTTAGAGAACTTTTATTTGGCTTTGGGCCTTTATCCACAATATGTGGGCCATCATTAGGGTAAATCTTTGGATTTGTTTTACCCTGTTTGGTTATACCGTCTGCGCCTTTTTTGAATCCCATTTTTCACTCCTAAGTTATTGCTACCGTTACTGTTCCTATTTGCACACCTAACAACAAATTGTTTGGTGTTAGCCCGTCATCATTAAGTCTTGCTCCACCTACTGGAGCCCAACCCCACTGAAATATCCTGCTACCTGCTTCTGGACTACCAAACCCATCAGGTCCTACTCCAGTTGTATTAATTTGTAAACCACTTTGACCAGATACTTCATAGCTTACATCAGGTCTTGGTTCCCGTACAGCCTGTGGGTCGTTTACTGGATACATACCTAACTGCAATTGTGGATGATCCGGATCCCAACATGTCTTACATACTTTGACCTTGTATGGTTTAGTTTTTAATGTCTGTATCCGCAACTCTTTTAGTTTGTACCGCTGTGCACACCGGTCACATTCAGCAATTGCATATTTTCCAGAAGCAAACTTATTTGGCATAGCATGTCAACGGTAATAAAACATATTGCGTGGTACAAAACGAATTGCGGCTTTTTCCCGATCTTCTGTAGAAGCTAGATCCCATTGTTGTTCGTAGTCGGCTTTAAGTAGTGGGATACGTCCAGGGTCAACACCAGGCATTTTGACACTAAGATGATAAGCCAGCCCAGCAGCCATGCAGGGAATAAAACGAAACGGGATATCTTGCGTACGCACGCCCCCGCCTGCGTCTTGGATACGGCGCATACGGTAATACACATATGTGTATTGAGTTCCAGGTGGGTTTGGACAAGGCCAAACGTTTACACAAGGTAACTGATTATTAAATACATCTGTGCCATTTGTATGGGTTGCTGCAGTTGTGCCGTTTTGACCACGCCAAGCATTAACAATCTGATTACCCACGATGTTTTGGTAACCAATAGTCTCGGAGCCAATGTTAATAAAACCCTGAGTTGGCAAATTAGCCACACTTGTTAAGGTAATAGTTGTTTGGTCCGCAGAGGTAATAGCCTCTGCAAGTGTAGTTTGTGGGGTAGCAGAAACACCACCTGATTGACGATTTATAAATACCTGAATTGGTCGCCCATTGGCATTTTTATTAGGAATCGTAATGTAGTCAGACTCGCTAATACGATTGATATTAATGTCAATTTGGTTGTTACCAGCACCATTATTAGTACGAATTACTGAATCCAAAAGGTCAATAGTATCTACAGGCAACGGATAAATTGCCTGATTTGTATTCATAATAAACTGACCCTGTTCAACCGTCCATAGGTTAATACCTCGGTTAGCCCACTCAATAGTAAGTAGGTTTAAAGATCTCCGTGCAGTACGGAAATCATAACCAGAACGCAACTCCAAACCACAACGCTCAAACGCCTCTTCCACGAGGTCATTCATGTCTAGGTTGAAAGTGCTTATTCCTGTAGTGGTCATTATTTAACCTTTCGGTACGGCTTTACTTTTTGCTTTATTTTTGCTGGTTGGGGTACGAACTGTTTTCCTGCTGCTTTGCCCGCTCTTTTTGCTCGTGTTGTTGCTGCGTACTCCTGCGGGCTTAGGGCTTCGATTGCTTTTTTTGGCAGGTATCTTTCGCCCGTCTCGGACGACTTCTTGCCTGACTTGGTTGTCCATTGCTGGTCCCCCCACGCTTTCAGGCTGCGTTGACTTTTTGCTAACGCCACTTAATTTCTCCCAGATCCAGTCCCAGATGAATGGCATTACTTCTTTAGCTTAGACAAAGTCTGCGCTAACCTCGCACGTTGACCCATTTTGCCAGGCTTTTTAGCAGCCGCTGCAAGCTTCTTGGCTGGGATCTTCTCGCCTTTCTTAACACCCATAGACGCTCTTAACGCACCAGGCTTCTTAATAGCGGATTGAATCCAGTTAACCTTGCCGCCTTTTTTCATCTCAACACCACGCCCTTTGAGAATGTCGGCCTTGGTTACTTCACCATCTTTATTTAAATCAGGAAATGATTTAGCCATTATTTGTACCCTCCACCTTTCTCTTTGTAACGTTTTGCTAGGAGCTGCGCCTTGCGAGCAGACCATTGACCAGCTGCCGTACCGTGGGTAGCCGATGCTTTAATACTTTCAAATAAAGCTTTGCGCATACCAGGCTTCGTATAGTTACCAGCTTTATTAACCTTCGATACCTTGCCACCTTCTGCATAATAATTAACTTTATCGGGGTTATCCTTACGGGTAATAATTTTTTTCTTAGGCATTTTGGATGGGTTTATATCCCCCATACCACGGCTAGGTCTCATTTTTTCTTGCCTTTCATATAACCGCCGCCACACATAACCATAGTGCCACGAGTTTTACCTCGTTGGGCTATGCCATCAGCACGTTTAGATGCTGTACCGCCAGCCCTATAGTTATCAGGCATGTCTTGACTTGTTCTACCACGAACTCGGTCTAATACTTCTTTAAACCCAGGATCGGCAGGTTTTTTGCTTACTTTATCCGTTGTGTTTGGGTTCTGTTTAGCAGGTGTTGCTGGAACTTTTGGTGTTGGGTTAACTCGACCAAGACCACCTGTGTTCATGGCTTTAACATTCCCGCCTTTTCTAAACCCAGCCTGGTTATAAGCTTCACCTTCACGGGCAGCCGCAGGAACAGACTCACGTAATGCTTTACCAGCTCTTATGTCATCACGAGCTGATTTAGCCATAGTCGTAGAAATTTTGGAAAGGAGATCTTTCTCCCCTTCAATGCCTTCTACTGTTTTCTTGCGAGCTTCCTCAAGCTTTTTTGCTTCTTTTTCAGTAGGTTGTCTATACTGGCGCATGGTTAGCAGCTCCCGCCACCTGCCATCTTAATCATTTTACCTTTGGTGTGCCCTTTAGTTATGCAGCCATCAGCAGACTTATGCCCAGCAGCTAAACCACCACCTGCCATTTTGTGCATACGCTTCTCATGACCCTTAACGGCTGCCGCAGCAACCTTTTTCATCATGGGCATATCTTTTTTAATATCTGAATGTTTCATGCTGCTAATCCTTTCTGAATAAGTTGGTCAATTTTTGCTTCAAGCTTGTTAAAGCGTTGGTCAATATGGACCATAATTTTGTCAATTTCTGCTTGAGTAACGTTATCACGAGCTACCTCCACTCTGGTTGCATTTAACTTCTCATCTAATTCTTTAATTTTGTCCAATTTTTCTCTCACTGCATAGCCAATAATAGACAGTACTACACTGATTCCCAAAGACCACAGGCCTAATGCTGCACTAATCATCAGTTCCATTAGATAATTTTCCCTTTGGTCTTGCCACGGACTTCACATCCACCACCACGAACCGAGCCACCCTCTTTGCAGTTCCAAGCCCGTAAGGACTTGTTAATCCGGCTGTTGGGGTCGTTAGCAGTTTTAGCTGAAGTAAGTTTCTTTTTCATACCCTTCATGCGGGCACAGAACGAATCCCGGCGTGGGCCGCCCTCTGGCTGAGGTCTTTTCAGACCTGGTTTGCCAGGGTTAGCAGCGTTATAGGAAGCCCTGCCCTTGGCGTTTAAGCCGCCTTCAGGGTTCTTACCTTCCTTGCGTTGCCAGGCAGGGGTCTTAGCCATAAAACACCGTTACGGTCATATTTGCTGGTGTTGTTGCATAAATACCGTTATCGCAACGAATACCTTCACCAGGAATAATAACGTTAGATGCTCCACCCGCATTTGCTGGGATAACGATTGAAAGTACTGTAGTGCCCGCAGACCCGTTTTTTAAAGTCAAAGTACCACCAGCGGTTGGAACACCGATAACCATACCTTTAATACGAGCAGCACCCGCAAACACAGCAGCATCAGTTTGTCCAGCAGCTATTGCTGTTGATTTGACGTCATATTGCATACCCATAATTAATCTCCAAAAGTTAAAGGGGGCTAGGGTTTTCCCTAACCCACTAGATTAATTAAACGTTTTGCTGACCAGCTAATGGGTCTTGAACATAATAAATAAGCGTCCCTGCAATGTTTCCTGTACCAGCTGTACCACCTGCACGAGCTGTAATATATACAAACTCAGTAGCTGACATTACTAAACCCAAGGAAGCACCAGCAGTTGCCGAGTTCAAATTAATTACACCACGAGCATTAGTAGCGTCGTTAGCAAGGCCTGTTGGGGTTGATGTACCTGAAGTGTAGGTAGTAAATCCCAAGTCAGTCTCGCCAGTAGCGTTGTCTGTGGTAATTAAAATTTCTGTAATAACAGCGCCAGCGGGCAGAATTAGTGCGGGAGCGCCAGTAGCGGAAGAAACTACAACGTTTGTTGCGGTAGCAACAGCCACGTCAGCCACATAAAACTGAGCTGCCATAACGCCAGTGCCACAATAAGCGGTGCGGGTTTGATCCCCACCACCAGAACGCCAAATTGATTGGGTAGTTGAAAGTGCCATAATAAATTGTCCTTCGTACAAAGATCCGCTCGTCAATTGTGTACGCATCTGCTGGGGCAGTTTGACAAGCTATTCACCCAGTTTCAAATATCTTACTACAAATAAAACAAAAAGGGGGTTTTTAGGCCCCCTTTCTTTACAACATTAGGCTCCTTGAGAGCCAAACATACCGAGCGGATCGGACCAGCCGAATGAATAACGCTCACGAGACTTGTAACGAACGTTACCAGTATCGAAATCGCCGTCCATAGAGTTTTGGAGCGGCACACGGACAAAGTGCTTCATACCGTTGGGTACATCAGTGGTCAAGTACCAAGCATTGGAGTCGGTCAAGAAGTGGTTAATGGTATAACCCTCTGGAATCGAACCGTTGTTCTTGATTGCATTGATGTCGTTGTCGTTTGTACCAACACGCAATTCAGTTTCGAGCAAACGGGTTGCAACGAACTGGAGTGCAGGAGGAACAATCAACTTACGTGGCTTAGCAGCGATCAAAAGCGAGCGCTCATCTGTCCACAAGCTAATTTGAATAACGGCGGCTTCCAAGGAAGTCTCGTTAAGGTCAGCAGGAGTGGTTGGGATGTTGCTGTTAGTGCCACCAGAAACGAGTGGGTGGTTATTTGCAAATAATGCAACACCGTCACCACCTGGATAGCTAGCGCTAAAGCCATTGTTTAAAACAGAAGCAGCACGAACTTGCTTGGTATACGCCATGGAACGAGCTAACGCCTTGGTATAACGAGCACTTAAGCTGTCATACAAGTTGTCCTCAATAGCCTCTTCCGTTAGGGAGAAACCTTGAGCGATCGTTACGTGGGTATAGCGAGCTGTCCAAGCCTCTTGACCGTTGTCATAAGCAATAGCAGCGCCTTCGTTCTTGACGGGGGCAGCACTAAAGCCTGATAACTTGGTCTCTTCTTCGAAGGAACGCTCAGAGGTCTCAGTTTCATAGATCTCTTTGTGTTCTTCACCATAGCGAGCGTACTCTAAGCCAAACAATGCGTTCAAGCCTGGGAGCAACTCTTTCAGTAGTTGTGCACGAGAAATAGCCATTTATATGCTCCTTAATTAAGCTACGGCATTGCCGGTTGCGGTTAAATACTGATGCAAGTTGATCTTCACGATAACTTCCGTAAAGGCATTTGCACCGGTTGCTGTCTCAGGTACAACAGCAATAACACGCAATGGGAAGGCCGCATTGGCAGCGGGACTTGTGCTCAAAATAGATTGACCAGAGTCACCGGTTGTTGCGGATGGAGTACCTGCTAAAGCAGTTACGTTTGTACCAACAGCAGCTTGAGTAACAGTAGCAATAGTAGAACCATCGCTTGTTACAGCTACTTTAAACGCAGCCATAGGATCGTCAACTACAAAAGCAAGAGCGTTGGTAACGCTAGAGCCTGGATAGTATTGAGCCTGAATGGTCTGGCCTTGTGCATTTGTGTACTGACAACCTACAAAAACACCAAGCTTAGCACCTGACGTTAAAGAAGTTGCTGTACCTACAATACCACCTATGTCTAGTTCAACCAAATCACCGTAGTACATAGCGCCTGCCTGAGTTACAGGCAACTGACGGATTGCGCCAGCATAAGGCATACCATCTACACGGTTAATAGGTCTAAAGCCATAGGGAGCTGAAACGGTTGGATAAGCCATTTAAATCTCCTAAATTAAAAATTTAACTACCTTTACCAAAGGAACTTGTCGTTTTGCCTTCGTTAAACAAAGGCATGCGAGGATCGCTTTGGCGCATAAGAGTGTTTTCTACCGCATCCATCTGTGCGTCTGCTTGATTAGAGTAATATTTATTACGCTGTTCTACAAACTCTACAGGTGTTTTGCAAAGTAACAAACCGCCAATCTCAATGTTGTCTTTGTATCGACTATTGGGATCAACTAGCATTTGAAATCTTGGTTGTTCTTCAATCCTTACTGGTTCCCATCCTTCTCTGAGTTTGGCAGAGAGATTGCGTGGGTCAGCTTGGTTTAAAGATGCAACACGGATCCACCGGTAAGCATAACCAGCCTGTTTGTCGGGTTCTGGTAATAGCTCTGGAGGAGCCCAATGCGTGGGGCGCTCCACTGCGGTGCGTTTATCTAATTCACGAGTCAGTCTGTTTTCAGCCATTTGAAGCCTCCAATTTTTGTTGTTCACGGGCATATACTTCGGGAGTTAGTCCTAATTTTTTAATCAGGGCCATCTGTGACGTTTTCAATCGTACCTGTTTGGAGGACGTTGATCGAGTCGCCGGAGCTACAACCGTACTAGGCTTTGCTTTCGGCGCTGTTTGTGGCTCCGGGTCTGGCTCAGCCTGACTACTTTCTTCCACAGTCTCAAAATACTCTGGAAATTTTTTGCGCATTGTTTTGTCAATGTGCTTGAAGTACTGATCGGTACCTACGACTTTTGGGCCATACTCGTCGATCAATTCTTCATGTATCCCTACAGCAAAATTGGACATGGCTTTTTTGGAACCATACCAAGGATTTTCATCCAACCAAGCTTGAGTTTTAGGATCAACCTTGGGTTGTTGCTGCAATTGGGGTATTTGTACATCATTTTCTTGCTCTTGTAAAGCACTAGGTTTGAAATCTTTTGCCTGTTGTGCTTTATATGTTGCTTCTGAAAGAGCGGTCTGTGCTTCAACAATACGATCTGAATCGCCAGACTCAAGTGCTTCTTTGTACTCTCGCTTAGCCATAGCCAAGGTAGTATCGGCAGCACTTTGCACTGTTTCAATATAGGTCTTCTCGCCTGCACTATATTGTGCTTTAAGTTTTTTGTTCTCTTCTAGGACTCGTTTTGCCAAGTCAATTGCTTCTTGTTGCTCACGCAAAGCAGCTTCTTTAGCACGGCGTTCATCGTTCCAGACCTTCTTATATTGTTTAATACGCTCTTTTTGAGCCTTGGGGTCTAGGTCTTCGTTGTCTTCATCAGCAACTTCTAACTTTTTAACGACCTCTTCGGGCATTGGTTTTTGACCTTTGTCCTCTGGAGGGGTGTCATCCTCGACGATATATTCGACTTCATCAGCCGCTTCTAAGGGTTTACCCTTAGTATCTTCTTCGTCGGGGAACTTAAACTGTTCTTTTTCAAACTCAGCCATGATTTAGCTCCTTAAATAAATTTACGGGTTATGCCACGGGGATCCTGAACAACAGCTTCAACTGAGTCGTCATTAATGATCCTAAACTCCCGACCATGTATTACCAGGCGGGTGCCAGCATTCGGTCTAACTAAGACAAAGTCGCCTTCTCTACACCAGGGTCCACTTGGGAACCTAGACTCGTCTTTATAACAATCAGGTCCAAGAGCCACCACAAATAACACTGTGGTTAGGATCTCGTCCTTTTTGACTAGATCGTCCGGTTTAACTAAATCAGAGCCTTCAAACTTTTGCTCTACTTCTGGGATTGCACACAGGATGCGATAGCCAGACGGAATTGGAAGCTGGCGAGCTTTTTCTTCTATAGCCTTGGCAAAATCTACTGATCCTACTATTTGTGGTTTATCGGGGTTTGTGCCGATAAGGATTTCACTCATCAGAATGCTCCATTTTTTGTTTAAGGTCTGTTATTTCTTGCCGTGCAATGAGCAGACCATGAATCTCACCACACATTCTTTGGTAGTCGGCAAAGTCTTTGGCTTGGCCAGAAGCTACCCAGTCTCGCTTTTGGGCGATATCTTTATCGAGTTCTAGTAATAGAACATCAAAAGTTTTATCCATTACTTGGTTTTCTCCTTAGTAACGTCTTTACTGCGGGTTTGCTGCATTTGCATTTGAGCTCTGGATTTGGCCAGGTCAATGCCTAATTTAGCGCCCATCTCCGACTCTTTTGACTGTCGGTTCTTAGCGTCTTCGTTAACTTTGATTGTTGCGTTCATAGCCGCAATCTTCTCTTGCGAGTTAATGCGATCACGTTCAATCTGTAATTGGTCGGCTTTAGAAGCAGCATCTGTCATAAGCTTCTTCTCTTTAATCTGCAGCTCACCCTGCTTAATTGCCAACTCTTGCTGTTGCATTTGAACAATCGGATCGTTCTGAGCTGCTTGAGCCTGCTGTGCACGTATCTCATTAGTGTCACGTTGGAGCAACGCTTGTGATGCTTGAGCCGCCATTTGAGAAATACGTACTTCAAGTGCTTCTGGCATAGCCTTCTCATTAGAGTCATCTTCATCTGGATGGAACGGTAACTCAATACCCATTTCCATTTCCATCTGCTTGCGGTACTCATACGCAATGTGCTCATTAACATGGGCCATCATCGCAGCTTGCATTGCCTGCGCCTGCGGGTTCTGTCCTACCAACTGCATGATTTTTGGATCTTGCATGGCAGCCATATGGGTTGTGATATGCGCTTGATGGTCCTGATAATAGAACGCCTTGACTGGCTTCATCATGAGAATGTTTGTATTCTCAGTGATTGGGTCCTCGGGCTTTTGGTCCTCGGGCAGTTTGACAAGCTGTTGAGCATTCTTAATACCCAACACATCTAACATTTGACGGTGCAGTTTAGGCAAGTTGTAAATCTGGGGTGCGCCTTGCGCTAGTTGTAGCACAGCTTGGTACTGCGTAATTTTCTGAGCCATGGTTGCAGCGTTTGGATCAGACACTGGGATGACATCGACATTGTCGTAGTCAGATTTCTTCGCCCGTGGTGTGCCTTCAACTGGCTCGTAGTTGTAGGTATCTGGAGTGTAGTCCCTAATGATGTCACGGAGTAACCGAAGCTCCTCTTTAAATGAGTAGTGGATGCGGGCTTGTACAGCGGACATTACCTTGAGCGTACGCTCCAGAATAGCTAAGGTTGTGCCTACAGGAGCCTGCGCACTCATGTCACTAATCTGCAAGTCAGCTGCAGATGCAAAGCGACGTCCCTCTTCAATAATTTTTTCCATCAACTGAGCCAACACCATGCTTGGCTCTTTGTACGGCAACGGCATCACGTTGTCACGCATTGTGCCGCTTGGCACGTCTACGTCACGGAATTCACCAGGTGCTATCGGTGTGTCGTCACCTTTGATTCGCAATCCACGGGTCTTAAAGCCGCCAGGCAAGTTCGCCAATGATCCGGCATCAACGAGTTGGCGGAGGATACTAGTACCTGATTTAGCAAAAGCCCCGATGAGGTGAATAAGACCAAAGCAATAGAAACCAAAACCGGGAATATAACCGTAATGCACAAAATGCGAACGCTTCTTCTTATGTTCATCTTCTGGTCTCCAGTTACGACGAATAGCAAGAATAGTGCTGTTTGCTTTGTCCATGGTAACAATGTACGGCAGTGCTATGCCAGTAGGTTTACCATCTTCTTCGTCTTCATAGCCAGGCAAGTCAAGATCAACTTGCATTTCAAGAATTTTATAACGATCATCTGTAGTGGCCCTAAAGCCCATCTTCTCAGCGATCTTCTTCTCAACTTCATCAAATGAGTCAACAGGCTCTGGCAAATCTACATCACGCCAAAAACCTGCAACTTGTAACTTGCGTAACTCATTAGGAGTCTTACGCATGACGTGTGTAACCCGTGAAGCGCTAGCTAAATCAGATGCGCCATAAGGAACAACTAAATCTTCTGCGGGTACAAATATAGATACCTGACGACCAATACTTGGGTCGTAGTACACCTTCTTAAACGCATTACCTGACAAACCCAAACCCCAAAGCATGCGCTCATGCTCAGGTCGGAATTCGTGCATCACATCTGTTAACTGATAGTTCATATCATCAGCAACACGTTCTGCAGCATCTTTCTTTTCTTGCGTCTCTTTACCAACAATAGTTGTTTTTACTGGACCCGCTGCTGGAAAAGTCTCCATGATGGTCTCAGCTTGGAACCGCACTAGGGTCTCCGAGAGAAGTGGATGATACACACCACATGCACCTTCCCAAGGTTCTGCTCGCTCTTCAATGGTCATACCTAATAGTTGAATGCCATCTACATAAGTCTGCATCCAATCTTTGCGGCTGCTAATGTCGTCATCAAAATCACCGATCAGATCGCTTGCTAAAGACTGCAGCGCATCCTCACTCATGTACTCGGCTAGGTTAGCATCAAAGTCTTGATCGCTTGGTTCTTCTTCCTCAAGACTTAGTATGGGCATACCATCAACGCCAATCTCTACTGACTCAGGATCCTCAATCTCGATCTCAATCTCTGGACCCTCTTCCATCATAGCGATGGCGCCTAATCCCATCGGGGCTTGTGATATTGCTTTATCTATTGCCATGTTAAATCCCCATTCTTTAGCCAATGACTTGGACGCCTGGCTACATATTTACGTTTGTCTAGTGCTTCTACATTTACCTGATGCCACAATGCTTTTTTCAACTTACGTATCTTCCACCAAAGTTTTATGTAGTTAAACATTGTAGTACCCCTTATTCCGTCTAGACTTGAACGGTGTTGGTTCGTCTTCATAATCTGAATCCAACGATACAAAGCCACCCCTTCTAAATCTAAGCATTGCCTGAGTCATTGAGTCCACCAAGTCATCATGGTCGCCACTGGGGAAGCTTGCAACTTCTTCAACTAGCTCATCTGCCCAATGCGTATTTGGAACCCAAACCCTTCCAGATGCAAATATATCAGCAACTGCGTTCAAACGGGCAATTTTATCGCTACCTTTACTCGGAACATATTCCTGAACAGGGATACCCATCGCACGTAACTCGAACACTAGCGGTGCCCCGGACGCTTTTGCTTCGACAATCAGAGCATCTGGCTCCCATTCTTTGTAATGCTCCATTGCCTTCTGTTTAAGCTCCGGAAACTCCATGCGTTCTTTGAACGAATTGAGCAATATGATGTTTGCGACATCCACTCCCCTGGAATTAGGCTGATAGAACACCCCCCAGGTTGTACAAGCGCAGTAGTCTGACCGCTGCGTCTTAAGGAACGCCGTATCCCAAGACTGGATTGTGAATTCACACATAGGCGGGCTCTCATGTTCCCAGATCTGCCACCATTCACGCTTCACAATAGCGCTAACGTCGCTTGTTGGCGACTGCATATACTGCGCCATCCACTTGCCATTGGGCAATTCCTGCTTTAACGCTTGAAGTTCTTGTAGTTTCCAGAACGCAGGCCAAAGTGGTTGTCCATCGTCCAAAATTGCAGGAAATTCAATAACTTCCCACTGTTCTCCTGAGCGTTGCTGCGCAGCTTTGACCACTTGGGCAGTCAAGTCCCGCTTTGACCACCGGGTCATAACAATAATGATGGATCCCCCTGGCTGCAGACGCTGTCTTGGACCGGATGTGTACCACTCGTACGTTTTGTCGTACACCTCGGGGTTATTCTCGGCTAGGGTTGCCTCTTGTTCTGAGTGTGGGTCGTCAATAATGAGGATATCTGCGCCTTTACCAGTAACCGCTCCCCCAACACCAATCGCAAAGTAGTCTCCGCCCTTGTTAGTTGCCCAACGGCCCGCTGCCTTTGAGTCAGCTTGGAGTCCAACTCCCGGAAATATCGACTTGTACACTTCGGAGTCGACCAAATTACGGACTTTTCGTCCGAAGCCCACAGCAAGCTCAGCGGTATGCGAGGTTTGTATAACTTTTTTCTCAGGAAATTTACCCAGAAACCAAGCAGGTAGGAGGTAACTAGCAAATTCAGATTTTGTATGCCTAGGTGGCATATTAATAATAAGTCTTTTGCATTCACCACGAGCCACCCTTTCAAATGCGGCAGCCATTTCTTCATGATGCCCACCATCAATGAAGTTAGGCCACACTTTATGAACAAAATCCATGAAGTTTTCTTGGCAGTTCTCTTTATGTACTGCGTCTACGGTGTTATCTAGCTCTTCTTTAAGGACTCTGAGCTGAGAATCTGACAAAGTATCGATGTTATCTAGCAAAAACTGCAGATCTTCCGGTCCTAGCTTCTGTTTTTCGCTGTTTTGGGCCGATAAAACGCTCATTTGACCTCTTTTGCCTCTGCATCAATGACCGCTAACTGCTTCTGGGCCTTGGTTTTGTTGTCAATTTGCTGGGTTTGCATCAATAATTTGATGCGTTCTTTGATTGCAGCCTTTAATTCATCGCTAGTTTGGTGGGTAATGGTGATTTCTGAGCGTTCTGTGAACAAATCTGAGGCTTTTCCTAGCAATTCCAGAGCTTTTAGGGCGATTTTGTCGTCTTCGTTCTTACTTATTTCCATCAAACGGTTGACAACTACTGTTCTAACCTGGACTTTGTCTGCAACAATCTGTTTCTCGTACTCATTTAGGTACGTGCCGATAACCAAAGCAACGTTGTAGTTCTTTGTACTGTCCGTTTCTTCCTTGCTAGGTAGGCTTGGTTTAGCATCCGCAGGCTTTAACTTCTCAATCATTTGCCTAGCTTGTTCTTTTTCTTCTGGGGACAAGTCATCCTCTGCTCCAAGTTCATTAAGGAGCATAGCAGTATTGCCGGCAACTTTTAGCCGATCTTCGTACGTCCGGCCTGTTTGGGGCTGGGCTTGTATTGGTACGGGTTTGTCGAGGTTTGGCTCAACAGGTATTTGCATACAACCTTGTTTGTGAGGTTTATATGTGCGAAGTGTAACAAAGGTGGGAGGCAATGGCAACAATAGAACAAGTATTGGTTATAAAAATCCACTGCCCCCCGTGTCCACGTGAAGGACATAAAAATTATATACCCCCCTGGGGTAGGAGTCCCGGGAAAAATGGTGGGGGGTCCTTTTGCTATAACGCAGCCTGACTTTTCCCTAGGAAAAAGTATACCCCCCGGGGCCTGACATTTTAATTAAAAATACGTCTGTATACGCTTAATCTTATGTATTGAGCAAGCATAGGATGATCGAATGGTCCTTGAGCTTCGTGGATGAGGTAACTTTGTGCGCTTAAGCCATTTTCGCTAGCCGGCTAGCGATATTATCTATTGCGCTGCTATAGGATGATATTGCGTCATAAGTGGTGAATTTTTAAAAACGAGGTATGTACTGTGCAGATCATTGTGTATATGGGTTGGCTGGTTCCATTTTTTGCTATTTGGGGGGTTGGGGTAGGGTGGGGCCGCGATCCCAGCTAAAAATAACCGGTCCGGCCTGAGGTTTTTTGCTTGGGCCCAGCTCCCTGGGAGTCGGCTGCCGAAACTGCCAGGGCAATAACCGGACATAAAAAACCCGTAATTAAGGCGGCGCACTAGCCAAGTAAGGCGGCGCACTAGCCGGACAAGCTGGTGGGATTTTATAAAATATTTACTGTATTTATTTTATTTTTGTGTTAAGATATATCTTAGCTGGTGAATGGTTCACCGGTGTTTAACCTAAAAAGGGATAACGGAAAATGGATATTCAATTCCAATTAAGTGATACGCAAGTGCAGTTGTTTAGTGATGTTGGTGATTTGTTTGCTGTTAGTGAAGTAGATGCAGATCAGGCTGTGGAAGATTTTGCCCGTGCAGTTGAAATTGCAATCGAAGTGGACGGCAAAATTATTAAACAAGCTGATTACCATTTATGGGTAGCTGGGTCTGAAGTAATGAAATTAGCTTATGCCAAGAAAAAAGGCTTAACGGCTAATAGCCATGCTGAGCTATTCGAGCTGGACAGTATCAAGTCTATGTGGAAGCGGTTTACCCGTCGGCTGGAAGAGAATTATGCTTTAACTAAACCAGCTAGTCCTGAGATCGGAAGCCAAAAAAAGGCTGAGCAGCGGACGAAAGCCCAGTTGGCTATGGACGAATTAAAGGCTAAGCCAATCGCTGATTTACAAGCTGAGATAGCTATGCTCACGGCTAAAGCTACTCCGGAAAATTTAGCTAAAGCCGGAAAATTAGCTAAAGCAATTAAAGCTAAAAATCAGGACGCTTTAAAAGAACGCATGGCTGGGATTAAAGATCTTCAGGCTGAGGTAATCAAGGCAGCTAAAAATTGCTTTGATGAAGATATGCTTCAGGATTCTTTAGCTATCCTCGAGCAATACCAGCCGGAAGATTCTGAAATCTAACTAACAGGACGGGCTGGGGAAACCCAGCTCGATTAAAAATGAAATCACTAATACTTATCCCAGCATACGGCAGGGATTACAAATCACAATCGGCATTGTATGATGATCTGAAAGCCAATAAAGATTTTAGGATTGTGGATTATTTTCACGGGCTGGACGGAAGATATGTAAACCGTAGCCAGTTTAAAGAATTAGCTCAAGCTGGGTTTACTAATCTTGAGATCCGGTATTCCAAAAAAACCCGTTGCATTTTTATTGATGTTGCAAAATATATTTAGTTAGTCCAATGGCAGTAATTTGACCCAGCTTCGGCTGGGTTTTTTTCGCAAAAAATTAGGGAACTGGTTGTAAGCGACGCACAAGCCACGCAGGACATTGTGTCAGCGTGACACTTTGTCCCCTTGTTTTTGTTATGCTCTGAACCAGAGCATAATTGATTTTGCCCACTTTGTAAACTAGGGGAAACCCTGATATTGTTCTTGTAATGTTCCGTTGCATGGAACAATAGAAACGCTTTGTAATCAAGGACTTACACGCAATGTTCCAAATGTTCCAAATGTTCCAAAAAAAATAACCTTGGAAAATTATTTTGGCAGGGGACGAAGACCCCCTACGCATAGTGCTAAAAACCCCCGCCGTTCTTATATTAATCTATATAGAACAATAGAACATTATATCTAAACTAACCGCAAACCCAATACCCATAAGGTTTTCTATTGTTCCAACCCAACAGAACATTGTAGAACATTACCCCCTATTTTCAGAACATTACAAAAATAAATAGGACATATCCTTGACTTTTCCCACCACCTGTGTTAAACTGTATTTGTGAGGTCGGAAATGGTTTCCACCCCATGCGGGACAAAGTGGCGGAGTGACACTATGTCCCATACCTAAACCCACTCCATGGAGATTGTTATGAAAAACTCAACCACAGTAGTAAAAACCGCCGAGATGTTATCGCAATTTGACGAGCATGAAAATGCTCAGTTAGTATCCGCAACCCTTGCTCTTGACGAAGGCGAGGACGCTATCGCCGAGGCTATTGCAACAATCGCAGAGGTGTTAGGCACAAAGCCTTCATGGGCTAGGTATTCAATGGGTCGTGTTTTGTTTTGGGAAACCTTGCAAAATGCGGGTAAGACCGAGGACGCTATCAAGTCCAAGTGGAAACGGGTTTGCCATGAGTCCGCTATCACTATCCCTGAATCTGATGACCCTGAGGCAAAGCGTAAAGCAGAACAAAGGGCAAAGGCAAGGGCGGTTTTTGCTGAGAAGTCCGATGACCAATTACAAGCGGAGATGGCAAGTCTATTGGCTCAACCCACTCTTGCTAAGTTAGAGTCCGCTAAGAAAATCAGCAAGGAACTTGCCCACCGCCAAAAGGAACTAGGCAAGGACGCAAAGTCCGAATTGGTCGCATTGCGTAAGCGGGTCAAAGATTGGGTTGATACCTTGGACATGGAAGTATTGAACTACATGGTGCTTGAGCATAATATCGCTTAGTAGTGCCTTGGGACAAAGTGTCAAATTGACACTTTGTCCATTTTGTTTTTGCTTTGCAAAAACCACCAGTTCCCCCCTAGCGACACACCAACCCCCTAAAAAAGACTAAGCGACGCAATAAAATTTAGCAAGACCGCCACTCAACATACCTGCTCGCCGTGTGCAAACGGCGGACTTCAAAGTAGGACATATCCTTGACTTTTCCCACTAGGTGTGGTATACTAATAGAGTGGGAATTCGCCCATTTTTTGCTTATTTTTTACTAACAGGACAAAGTGGCACATTGACACTATGTCCCACAAACAGGGAGATACGATGACCAAAGCGACGCACCAATCACACCGCTATCTATGCACCAACTGCTACGGCAAACAGGTAGATGAAGACCGAGCCGAGCACCTCAAGACGCATGGTTTGCGTATGACTTGCCATGACTGCGGGGAAGAGATTGCCAAGCAACGGCATTTCACTATTGCACCTTTGAACAAATCAAACTATGTTTGTATCACAGACCTAGCGATGCTCAAGCAACTAAACCCCAAGAGGACGATATGAGCGAACCAAGAGAACCAAGATTTGAAGATGACTTTGATTGTGATACCGACCCACCTGAGTGGGCTACCGAAGAATTCAGGACTGAATTCACTATTGAAGATATCGCTATCGAGAAGGGACATGGGTATGCAAATAAGGTAGCACCGCATAGCCGAGTAATTTACTCAGAAATTAAAGAAGCCTTTCAAGCAGGATTTCTTGAGGGCTTTTCCCACCGCTTTACAACCAACGACAAAGTGTCAGAGTGACACTAAGTCCCAACCTAAGGAGAAAGAAATGCACGAAATAATTGCCAAACTACATGTAGCCTACACGCTAATCCACAAGGGCATAGAGGAAGAAGATTTGCTACTTGTCGAAGAAGGGTTTGGGTATCTAGCCGAGGCTAAAGCAATGTTGGAGGGCGAATGAAATACTACTTAGCAACAGTAAACATGACCATCGGGGAATACGAGGCAACCACCTCTATCCGCTTTGCTACCGACCAAGACCCAAGTGAGGTGCATAACCACATAGTTAAAGATTGGTGGGGTAAACCCGATAAGATAGACTATGACACCTATTACTTTTTCGGTGGCGAAGTTGCCGTTACTGCGGGTGAGCAAATCGAAGTAAGTAAAGAGGTATTCGAGTCGATACCCAACAGTATTGCGTGTTCCTTTTATGTGAGGGCATGATGACGGAATACTACAAAGGGCAACGCATTAGCGAGTTGTTGAGCCAAATCAGGGAGTTCCAAGTTGTTCTTGAGTTAAACAAAGACAGTATCAGGACTGCCGAAGACCTTGCTCAATATGTGCAAGGAGAAGCCGAACTCGCAATTATGAAAGCCAAACTAACCTCATTACAGGGAGAAAAATGACCGACGAGGAGAAACTGGACGAAATGATATCCAATGCTAAAGCAATGGTTAAGGCATTGGCTATGACTCGTATGCGTGGTGTTACTAGAAACCATGCCAATTTGATTATTTTCAATGTAATACACAGGCTTGATGTTATGACTAACGACTTGAAGGAGTTAAAGAATGAAACCAAAGAAAGCAAAGATGTTTGTTGAAGGTGTAGATATGCGAACCTATCGGGGAACTGCCGACCCACATCATGTGGCAGGCAGGACTAGCCGTAGCGTATCTGAAGCGTTCAAAGATGCAACCTATGCGTGTGCAATAGAAAGACACAAGTCAGACCTACGCCATACGCTTGAGTTCTTCTCTGAGTTTTTTATGACCCTTTTCATGGGTGGGTGTGCCATAGCCCTGCCTATTTTTCTTTTTATATGGCTAACGAAGTAAGACAAAGTGTCATTGTGACACTAAGTCCCTTAACTAAAAGGAGTATGTTATGAACCCTGAAGTAAACGCAGTATTAGCAGAAGTAAAAGCACAGATGGCTAGCATGGATAACCAAAAGCCTGAAGTAGATGTAAATGCCCCACGGCTACCCGACTTCAGCACTCTGTCAGTCATGGAAGCAACGAAGTGGTGCATGGACAACGGCATTAACAAAGCCTTGGACATTTCCCAAACGACAGGCAAAAGGTTGAACACGATTCACACAGCCATGTGGAAAATCCGCAAAGGTAGCAATGTATCAAGCGGTGCTAGAGCATACCCCAAGCATGTAAAAAGTTTGGAAGAGCGGGTGCTTAGTGCTTTGAAGACAGGTTGCAGAACCGCTACAACTATCCACACCTATGTCGGTAAAGATGTTGCACTCAAAGTTCTCAACATGAAGTTGGGCAGTCTTGTATCTCGTGGTTTGATTGGCAAGAAAAAGTCAGTCAGCACAGGGTATATGAAGTATTACCCATACGACGAAGCCTTGGCTAAAGGTTGCTTGCAAAAACCAAAAGTCAAGAAGAACCCATTCGAGTTCAAGCCGACAGAAAAAGTAACATCGTTTGCTATGCCAAGGTCATTGGAAATTGCAGAGCAGTTAAAGCCAATGCCTATTGACCAAGACAGAGAGAATTACATTTTGTTCTTGGAAAATCGGGTGACTGAGTGGCAGACTGAGGCTCGCAGACTTCAGCGTGAGGTAGACGCAAAGACAAGACGAGAGGTGCGTAATGTTGCGTATGACGAATCCTTGGCACAGATTGAGTCTTTGCGTAAGGAAATCAAACGCTTGACCATCATCGTTGAATACTACGAGGGAAAGGCAGGTAAGTAATGCGTATTCATTCGGGGTATAACTCCGCCCGTATTAAGCCGATAGCAAACTATGCTCAAGCAAAGGAACGCTACGAAAAGACTACCCCAATCAGGGGTAGCGACAACCTACGACCACTTGGCGATAACCGACGGCACAAGTGGATGGAGATTGTGCATAAGCGGGCAAGCATTGAAACACCTGATAACCCATTGGGTGAGTTCGTTGATGTTTATGTTTGTCAGATGTATGACTACGACTACCTTACCTTCTACCCAAATGGCGATGTAGTGTTTGATTGTCGAAGGTATCGTGGTGTTTCAGTAATGAATATGCTTACCTATGCTTTGTTCGGTGTCGCTAAGATTGGGTCAATGCGTGGCAAGTGGTATCTCATCAACAAACAGAACCAAAGTTTTGTTCTTAGCGACATGGGCAAAACAGTTTTTCGTTCTGTCGATGGGGACTTCATGCCCAAAGATGTAACACCTGAGACTGTGTATAGGCTTAATCGTAAAGAGATGAATGCCTTGCGTAAGCGATACAAGAAGTTTATCGACTACGCTTGCACCGCTTTGAGCATGGACAGTAGGCTAGATTCAAATGTATACGATGGTGAGAAAAGGGAGATAACCAAAGTCAAGGAGTATTTCAAACTCCAAGATGATGATTTGCTACCTGCTTACCATTGGAACAGAAAACCTAACGACAGGTCCAATCGAGCAGTTGTTATTCAAGCATTGGATAAGTTTAACGAATCTGGGGATTTGGAGTTGGCTTACAACCTGATGTATCTAATTGCTCACAATGCGGGTAAGTATTCGTATCGGGACAATTTTGTTTCTTGTTCGCCACAAGCGTTTAAGAAATACTTTGAAGAAATCTTGAAGTATCACTTCAGGGACACGCTATTCAAAGAAGAAGAAGTAGTAATTGGCACTCCGTTTCATGACGGAAATGACAAGTATATGTATGCAAAGTAGGACAAAGTGTCACGATGACACAATGTCTTTAATTAAATATAACCTTAAGGAAATCAAAAATGGCTGAAGTATTACTAAGTAAATCCGCAACGCTCAAAGAAGCAGAAGATATGATTGTTGCGTTGGGTGGGAACGGAACTATTCACCTGATGGGTGAGATGGGTGTGGGCAAGACCTCGATGTTCAAGAACATTGTTGCACGCACAGGGTATCGTGGTGTTTATATCGACGGACCGAACATTGAGTTGGGCGAGTTGGGTGTGCCAATCCCCGACCATAGCACCAAGACTACTCGCATTTATCCTAACGAGATGTGGGGTTTTCATTTGGACGAACCACTCGTCGTGTTCATTGACGAGATAACCAAAGCACCATTGGGTGTGCAGAATATGTTGCACCCTATGCTTAACGAACCACGGCAAGTTATGGGTATCCCATTGCACAAGCAAACGATAGTCGTTACTGCTGGTAATTACAGCACCGACGGTGTCAATGATGTAATGCGTTCCCATACACGCAATCGTGTGAGTGTCGTTCATATCAAGAAACCATCAGCAGGCTTTAACCCCGATGGCTCTATCGAACCGAACTCATGGGGTGAGTGGGCAGTCAAGAACGATATTGTTGCTGAAGTTCTAGCATGGGTTAAGAACAATCCTCAAGTTCTAGCGTCATACCTAGACCCATCACAGGCAGGCAACAAGCATATCTTTCAACCAAAAGAAGCACAGAAGGCTTTCGTTAGCCCTCGTTCCCTTGAGAGAGCATCAAATATTCTTAAGGTTCGTGGCTCTTCAACCACTAATGCAATTACTTGTGCATTGGAAGGCACTATCGGTGCGTATTCTGCTCGTGAGTTGATGTCTTTTGTTGATGTTGCGGATTCGTTGCCATCATGGGAAGAGATTATCAAGAACCCCAAAACGGCTCAAGTTCCCACAAGTCCCGCCGCCCTTTGTTTACTAGCGTTCTCGGCAGTTCAGCGTGTCGATAGAGAAACAATCAATAAGTTCTTTGAGTATCTCAAGCGGACTCCGAAAGAGTTGCAGTCTGTGTTCTGCTTGACAGGTATGAAGAACGACGACAAGAAGAAGATGTTCTTAACAAGCCAGTCGTTCTGCGATTGGATGCGTGAGAATCAATACTTGTTCTAAAAGACAGAGTGTCATCGTGACACTTTGTCCCAACCTAACTAAAGGAAAACTATGAACGACGAAGAAGTAGTAGCAAGGCAAGAGCAGTTGGAAAGCATAGCCGAAACACTTGGCTCTTACTTTGAGAAAGAAGAAATGGAATTAGGTATGGTCATGTCTGTGTTATTTACCATGCTTATTAACACCATGCTAGGGCATGCCAATGTGCCACCGCATGAGGCTATTCGACTATTTGCTAACGCAGTAAGCGACTATGTAGATAGAGAAGGCGAAGAAGTAGATGTAGAAGTTAAACCTAACGAGGAGAAAATGCAATGGCTCAACTAACCGCAGAGCAACGGATTGAACGAATCCATGTGCAACTTATGAAACACCCAAACTTTTGTTTGTTTGCAGGTTTGTTCATGATTGGCAAGGTCGAAGTCCGAGACAAGACTTCTAGTGGCACGGCTCAAACCAATGGTGTTGATGTGGTGTATGACCGAAAGTTTGTCGACAGTTTGAACGACAAGCAACTAGCCTTCCTTATCTTGCATGAGAATATGCACAAGGCTTATCGTCACCTCGTAGTGTGGCAACCGTTGAATAAGAAGAACAGTCGTTTGGCTAACATGGCTTGCGACTATGTTATCAATCTGCAAATCAGGGACTATGACCCTGAGAATGATATGACTGATTTCCCAACCGACGCACAAGGCAATGTGCTAGGTCTTATTGATGAACGCTTTCGTGGTATGGACTCAGGGCAAGTATTCAAAATCCTTGAGGAAGAACAACAAGGTGGTCGTGGTGGTGGCGGTGGTGGTAAAGAATCCCTTGACGGACACGATTGGGACGAAGCCCAAGATATGTCTGAGCAGGACAAGGAAGAAGTTGCCAAGGAAATCGAGTCAGCACTACGACAAGGCTCTATGCTAGTGGGCAAGATGGGCGGTAATGTATCTCGTGAGATGGGTGACTTGCTTGTGCCTAAAGTAAATTGGCGAGAAGCATTGCGTGATTTTGTCAAGACTGCCATGCACGGCAAAGACAAGACTACATGGAAACGATTGCACAAGCGGTATATCGCCGCCGACTTAATCATGCCATCGTCTTATTCTGAAAAGGTAGGCGGTATCGCTATCGGTGTGGACACATCAGGCTCTATCGGTGGGGAAGAACTTAGTCAGTTCTTGTCAGAGGTGAAGTCTATCTGCGACGAGGTAAATCCTGAACAGATTGACCTGCTGTATTGGGACACCCATGTTGCGTCAAGGGAAACCTATCGTGACAATGAACTTGCGGGTCTAGTTGAAACCACTAAGCCTGCGGGTGGCGGTGGGACTGAACCTGCGTGTTTGCCCAAGTTTATGAAAAAGCATGACATCAAACCTGAGTGCTTAATCATTTTGACCGACGGCTACATTCCATCACAAAACCCAAGCGATTGGTCTATCGAAGCACCTGTATTGTGGTGCATCAAAGGCAACAATCATTTTAATGAATCAGTAGTAGGTAAAGTCGTTCATGTTGAATAAGGAGAAATCATGACTACAAAAATACCGAAAGGTCGTGCCAGCGATGGCAAAGTAAACATCAGTCTTAATCCTGAGACTGTGACAATGCTCGCAGAAGTAAAAGATGAGATGGGTAAAACCCTAGGGTTCAACTTATCCTATTCTCAAGCAATACAGCACCTTGTTAAGTTTTACCAAAGCAGTGATTTTTATAAACAAAGGGACAAAGTGTCAGAGTGACACTAAGTCCTATAACCTAAAGGAATACAAATGAATAACTCAATAAGTATTGCATCATCAGCCGTGCTAGTCGAACTAAGTATCAGCAGTTGGACTGCACGCAAGTTGGACAAGAAGGTATCCGCCGAGGTAGATAGTGCGAAGAACACCAAGGTATCCACAGTCAATGTGAACAAGAACCTTATGGCAGGCACAGGTGTGTTGGAGTCAATCCTCAAATACGCATCGGGTGCTAGAACATGGCACTTGGCACAGACTCTACCTTGGTCGGACAACGGCTCACGCTTACTGCCTATGTCTAACTTCATGGCATACAAGGAACAGTTGGGTGTGCTAGAAACCAACTACATGGCTTTAGTCGACAGATTCATTGACTCCTACCCGAACCTAGTTATTGCTGCGGCTTTTCAGTTGGGTGATTTGTTCGACAGAACAGAGTATCCCGAAGTCCATACGCTGAAGAACAGATTCAAATTCTCGTATAACTTCTTCCCTGTGCCGACGGCGGGTGATTTCCGTATCGACATAAATGAAGACGCTAAGGCGGAAATACTAGCAAACTGTGACACAGCATACCAAGAGCGTCTCAACAACGCAATGCGTGACGCTTGGGCTAGACTGCATGACTGCCTTACCCGCATGAGTGACAGACTTCAGTATGACGAGGTTGCAAGCGATGACCCTCTTACTAATGGGACTGTGCTGAAGCCACGCATATTCCGTGACTCACTAATGGATAACGCTACCGAGCTTATTAATATGTTGAAACACTTGAACATCACGCAAGACCCCAAACTAGAGTTGGCTCGTGCCGAGCTTGAAGCAAGTATTAAAGGCTACGATGTATCGGACTTGCGGGAGTCGTTCACTGCTCGTGAAGCAGTTAAGCAAAAGGTTGACTCAATCCTAGCTAAATTTAACTTTTAAGGAAATGTATGACAAGCATAATTAAAATCGACAGGTCTAAACTGCCGACTAAATACAACGAAGTGGAAGTAAATCCTAAGTTGATGGACTTCCTAGCACAGGTGCAACTAGCAAAACCGTTAGTTAACTTTGTGGCTCATGCCCATCACAGTTACACAGAAACAATTCATACACCAGTCGACGACAAATACGAGCAAAAGACAATATTCAGGGGTGTCAAAGTCTTTGAAAATGGTGAGGAACTTGGTTCTTTGTTTGTTGGAAAGCGTTGCATGAATGGTGGCAGGGTAGATGTATTCGAAGTAAGTAGCTTTCGTATTAGTAAAATGCGTGGCGACGAAAACACCACCGTAACTAGCAACATTAAAGTTGCTCTACGCAAGATTAAAAAGTTATTTATTGGTAGAGCAGACCAAGAACTAATTGGCGAGATAGCAAAAACAATCCGTGATAGGACTGATAGTTTGCACGGAGAATATCGCCATGAAGTTAGTTGGTCGTTTGACGATGATGGTGAAGGCATGAACTATGCTCTGCTTGGGTATCTTGCTAGGCTTAAAGGTGAAAGCACAATATCATTACCTGTAATACCAGCCACAGTCAAAGACCAAAAGAAATACTTAACTGCTTGTTCTAATTACTACGAGAGCGAACAAATAGTTAATGGTATTAAAAATGACAAAGGTTATGGTGTGTTATTGCGTCCTGATGGAGCATACATTATTTACAGTTATGCTACCAAAACCCTTGCTAGGTATAAAAGTTTTACCGATATGCCGACAGACTTTCAAACAAAGTTAGGTGTGTTCAAACTTCTTCAATCTGCCGAGATGTGTCAGTTTGGGGTTATGTTCAAGCCTGAGCAGTATATGGCGGAGAAGTATCCTAACACCTACTTCTACCTTAAAGAATAGAATAAGCATTGTATTTCCGATGGTTGTTCTTGCTAGCCTAGTAGATGTGATGCAAGTCAAGGCGTAAGCCAACAATCTCCCGACACCGCAAGTAGGATGCGGAATCTACTTTAGCCTACACCAAGCCACCTTCGGGTGGCTTTTTTTATGGGACAAAGTGTCACAATGACACTATGTCCTACTTCGGGTTTGTCCTAATAAAAATAGTTTGCAAAAATGTAATTAAGGATTATACTGTGTCAATAATTACACAATAGGAAGTCAAGACCCATGCCCACACCTGAATCAAAGGTAAAGGATGCCGTCGTCAAAATACTCAAAGACTACGGAGTCTACTACTTTTTCCCTGCCACGCACGGCTATGGTCGTAGTGGTGTTCCCGATATTATCTGTTGCTACATGGGTGCGTTCATTGCTATTGAGTGCAAGACCGTCAAGGGCAAACTAACCGCATTGCAAGAGCGAGAACTGCTACGCATACGGCGGGCGGGCGGTCAATCCTTTGTTGTTAACGAAGAACTGATTGACGATTTGAAATTATATTTTGCGTCCTTTGACAGCGATGGGCGAGGCTAACTATGCCACCAGTTCTCCATTTTCTACACCCAAGCCACCTTCTAAAATTTTTATGTCATGACCAAGTAAAACTTTTGCTTGAACGCATGGACAGCAACCCTCATGAGTTTATCTACACTAGAAAATGGGATTACTTTTTACCACCATCGTTAAAAGACACTGTGCATAGAGACCTTGCAATGTATAGACACTTTACGGTAGTAGAAAAATTAGCCATATACTTTAAATTTAGACGCTATGTTATTGAAATAGCAAGACCTTTTGCTTACGGACAAATACTTGAAACCATGGTTGACGAAGGTCATAAGACAATGCCGTTTATCGGGGAAATCAAGTGAACATACTTACCCTAGACTTTGAAACATATTACTCCGTAGACTTTAGCCTTACAAAGTTGACGACGGAAGAGTATGTGCGTGACGACAGGTTCGAGGTAATTGGAGTCGCCGTCCAAGTTAATGACGACGAGCCAGTATGGAAGAGTGGAACGCATGCAGAGATAAAAGAATGGCTTTTGCAATTTGATTGGAACTGCTTTGCTCTAGCCCACAATGCTATGTTTGACTCGGCAATACTGTCTTGGGTATTTGACATAAAGCCGACTGCGTGGCTAGACACTTTATCTATGGCTCGTGCATCAGATGGCTTGGATGCTGGTAATGCGCTTGGAAAGCTAGCCCAAAGGTACAACCTTGGCACAAAAGGCACTGAAGTTGTAGAAGCCAAGGGTAAAAAACGTGTGGACTTTTTACCTATCGAGTTGCTTCAGTATGGTGAGTATTGCAAGAACGACGTTAAATTAACTTACGAACTATTTAAAGTGTTGGTAGAACGCTTCAATACAAAAGAATTAAAGTTAATAAGCTTGACAATTAAAATGTTCTCGGAACCAGTATTGTCTTTAGACACTCCTTTGCTTGAGCAACATTTAATGCAAGTAAAAGCTCGTAAGGAGAAGTTACTTGATGCTTGCATAGCAGATAAAGATACGCTAATGAGTAACCCCAAGTTAGCTGAATTATTAATTAGCCTTGGGGTCGAGCCACCCATGAAAGAAAGCCCTGCCAATGGTAAACAAACCTACGCTTTTGCTAAGAATGACGAAGGCTTTAAAGAACTTGCAGAACACCCTGATGAACGAGTTCAGGCGATTGTTGCTGCTCGCTTGGGCACGAAGTCTACCCTTGAAGAAACCCGAACGGAACGTTTTATTGCGATCTCTAAAAGAGGGAGAATGCCAGTACCGCTTAGATATTATGCCGCCCATACAGGGCGTTGGGGTGGTGACGATAAGCTTAACCTTCAAAACCTTCCAAGAAAATCACTGTTAAAAAATGCAATCACGGCACCACAGGGGTTTGTTTTAATTGATGCTGACTCATCACAGATTGAAGCACGCACAGTTGCATGGCTATCAGGGCAAAACAATTTAGTTAAAGCATTTGAGGACAAACAAGATGTATACAAAATCATGGCATCTTCTATTTACGGAAAGACGCAGAGCGAAATCTCGGATGGCGAGCGGTTCGTGGGTAAGACGACAATCCTCGGTGCGGGGTATGGCATGGGTTCTACCAAGTTTGGGGTACAACTCAAAACTTTTGGCGTGGAAATTGATGATGCGGAAGCGGCTCGGATTATACAAGTCTATCGTGATACATACCCCTACATCCCTAGACTTTGGAAGGAAGCTAATAATTCCCTTGATGCGCTCAGAACTAAAAAAACTGCGCAAGTTGGGTGCCAACCGCAAGCACTTGCCCTTACGGAAAATGGATTTTTACTCCCAAGCGGGTTGTATTTAAACTACCCTGACTTACAAAAAGATCAGGACGATCAATACTCGTATGCAAGCCGACGTGGACGAATTAAGATTTATGGTGGTAAAGTAGTAGAAAACCTGTGCCAAGCACTTGCTCGTTGTATTATTGGCGAGCAGATGCTACGGATTGCAAAGAAGTATAGGGTAGTATTAACGGTGCATGACGCTGTAATGTGCGTAGTGCCTGAAGCAGAAGCAAAAGAAGCATTGCTATACGTAAACGAATGTATGCGTTGGCGACCTTCTTGGGCTACCACTTTGCCTCTTGCTTGTGAACTAGGTATGGGCGTTAGTTACGACGATTGCGGTAAGAAAAAAGTTATTGAGAAGTGGGACATTTAATGGAGAAAAAGGTGGAATATTCAGATTTTTATTTGCATGCAGTTAAAGAGATTAAAGCAGCGCACAACGCTTTAGTGGCAAACGAGTTTCAAAAAGCATACGACCATTGTATGAATGCTCAAGCCGAGATTAAGTTAATGGGCGGTGCAGTAAAAACGTGGATACCTGTGGAGGAATAATGAACAAGTCAATTTGTTTAACTACTGGCGAAGTTAGTAAAGAAATAGGACTTGCATTAACAAGTAAATTTATTCTTGATACGCTAAAAGTTGAACCTGTGCACTACACCACCACAAGCTATCTTTGGGGGAGCACTGACGAGATTCGTGTCAAATTAGCTAAATATTTAATTGACTCTGTGGGAAAGAAACGTGCCTAATTTTACTTGGTCTTACTCGTCCATCGGTCTGTTTGACCAGTGCCCTAAAAAGTACTACCACTTGCGGGTTGCTAAAGATGTGGTCGAGCCTGAGACTGAGCATTTAACTTACGGCAAGATGGTGCACGAAGCCGCCGAAAAATACATCAGAGACGATGAACCGGTACCAGAAAAGTTCTCATTTATTGCTCCAGTATTGGATGTTCTTAAGGCTATACCCGGCCGAAAGTATTGTGAGCACAAAATGGGTTTGACTGAAGAACTAGAGCCATGCGGGTTCTTTGACAAGAACGTATGGTTCAGAGGTGTAGCTGATTTGCTTATTGTTCAAGATGATTTGGCACACATTGTTGATTACAAAACAGGTAAGTCTGCACAGTATGCCGACGTAAAACAGTTAGAACTAATGGCACTTGCAGTATTTAAACACTTCCCATTGGTTGAGCGGGTCAAAGCAGGGCTTGCATTTTTAGTATGCGAAGAGTTTGTTAAAGCACATTACATAAAGCACGATGCTCCTGACAAATGGTTACAGTGGATTCAACAAACAGATAAGTTAGCTGCGGCTCATGATAACGGTGTGTGGAACGCAAAACCTAACTTTACATGCAGAAGCTTTTGCCCAGTAAAAGACTGTGAGCACAATGGAAAAGGACACTACAAATGAACGACCAAGACAAAGAACACATGCGCATTTTATTTGCGGGGTTTGCAATGCTTGGTTTAATTTCTAGGGGCAGCGTTTGGGATTTTAAAGAAGCTTGGGAAATAGCCGACGGAATGCTAGAAGCAAAAGATAGACAAGAGCCTGAAGTTGGGATTGTTGCAGTCAAAACAAGGAGAAGAAAATGAGATATGTAGTCGGTATGTTACTTGGTATGGTAGTAGTCGTCAGCATGATTGTATCAAAAGACATCTGTGCGCAAGTCGGTCCGTGTGAGATCGTAACTATTGTTAAAGATGGCAAGATAACTAACTGCACAATATGCGGAAGCATCGTAAATTGCATGTAATTGAGGTGCTTGACGAAGTTCTGCGTCTATTACCAAAGCCCCAATATTACATACCTAAGTTTGAGGATCACTATTTTGAACATGTACCTAGTCTACGACGAGAACCAAGAGTTGATGCGAAAGGTCTCAAGGCGAGAAGAAGCAAAGCAAATCGTCGATGGGAGAGTTGGGTGGACGTACAAACTATTACGCTGCGAGAAGAAACCGATTGACTTGTCTATGTTAGAGGAGGCACCATTTTGAAGATAATGAACAACAAAATCAAAGAACTAACGTTGACATACACAGTAAAACTTGCCACTTATACCCCCGATGCTTTTGTAGCGTCAAGGGAAGAGCTATACGCACTTTTTGATGAGGTGTTTTACAACAGTGCAGAAAACGTAACGGGCGTATCTTTTTTAACTAAAACGACTGAACTAAGAATAGAAGGACAGGAAAAAATATAATGATTACGACCATAGTTAACTTACTGATTTTGTTTGTGGCTACGTTTGCCATATTGATCTTTATGCTGGTGTTTGCCTTCTTTGTGTTCATTATGATTGCTTGTACCTATATTGGGTGGCAAGAGATTAAAGCGATGCCAATTTCAAAGATTTGGGAGAGAATACAAAAATGATTGAACCAATCCCATTTGTAGGTAATGTCGACATTGAGGACACCCAAATGTCTAAAGAAGAGATAGAACAGATGCTAAAAGATATGCTTGGCGACGACCCCCAAAGCGACATAAAATACGTAGTATTGGCTGATGGTTCAGTCTATTTTTTCCGTAAAGAAGGAGATCGCTATGCCATATGTGAACAAACCCCGCCCCTACAAGAAGGAATACCAGCAGCAGCTAGCCCGAGGGGAGCAGGAAACAAGGAATGCACGTGATCGTGCTAGGTATGCCGTTGATAAAACTGGAGTTGATAAAAATGGTAATGGTAAAGCTGATGTGCGTGAAGGCAAAGATATTGAGCATATTAAGCCTTTATCTAAAGGCGGCACCAACAGTCGCAAAAACATCCGTATAGAAACACCAAGTCAAAACAGATCATTTAGCCGAAACTCAGACCATACAGTAAAAGTAAATAAAGCCAAGCCTAAACGAAAACATGGAAATACTAGATAACAAAGCAATACTTATCACTACTAGGCGCCCACAGCTGGTAACTGAGTGCATAAGAAAAAGCCAAATTGTTGAGACCAACGGCGACTTACACAAAGTTGCCGTGCATTGGGGTTTAGATGAAGCGCAAGCTTTAAACAAACTTAAGATTAAAAAAGTACCGTCTCCTATCCTGCGTGACTACAAGTGGCCTGGGTTACATAAACCCATGGAGCATCAAAAGGATACTGCTAATTTTCTTACGCTTAATCAAAGAGCATTTTGTTTTAATGAGCAAGGCACGGGCAAAACGGCAGCAGCAATATGGGCTGCAGATTATTTAATGGAACAAAAGCGTGTGTACCGTGTGCTCATCGTATGCCCTTTGTCTATTATGCAATCAGCATGGCAAGCCGATCTATTTAAATTTGCAATGCACCGCAAGGTAGGTGTAGCCTACGGCGATAGACATAAACGTAAGGCAATCGTTGAAAGTGACGCTGATTTTGTCATTATTAATTATGACGGTGTAGAAATCATAGCCGACGATATTGCAAAGCAAAACTTTGATTTAATAATTATTGACGAAGCTAATGCGTACAAGACAGTGACAACCAACCGTTGGAAAACCATGAACCGTATCATTACGCCACGGACATGGATATGGATGATGACTGGCACGCCAGCAGCACAAAACCCAACGGATGCTTTTGGTTTGAGTAAACTAATAGTTCCTCAAAATGTACCTAGGTTCTTTGGTGCGTTTAGGGATCAGACCATGATAAATATTAGTAAATTTAAATGGTTACCAAAGCCTGATGCAGATCAAACTGTATTCAATGCCCTTCAACCCGCAATCAGATTTAAGAAAGAAGATTGCCTAGACCTACCGGAGATTACCTATGTTTCTAGGGACGCCCCCCTTACTCCGCAACAGGAGAAATACTACAAAACGCTCAAAGACGAATGGCTTATGGCAGCGGACGGCGAAGAAGTTAGCGCAGTTAACGCAGCGGTTAAGCTCAATAAGCTCTTACAAATATCAGGGGGTGCCGTTTATTCTGATACTGGCGCTGTTGTTGAGTTTGATGTCAGTAATCGGTTACGTGTTATTGAAGAAGTAATTGACGAAGCAAGCCATAAAGTTCTTGTGTTTGTGCCTTTTACCCATACAATAGACCTACTCAAGACACATTTGAGAGGGGCGGGTATTACATGCGAAGTTATTAATGGTCAGGTCCCTGTGCACAAACGCACCGCATTGTTCAAAGCTTTTCAAGAACAACCAAACCCAAGAGTGTTAATAATCCAGCCACAAGCTGCCGCACATGGGATAACTCTCACCGCTGCTAATGTAATCGTATGGTATGCCCCAGTAACATCTATAGAGACTTACCTGCAAGCCAATGCACGTATACACCGTCAAGGGCAGAAGAACCCAATGACTGTGGTGCATATTAAGGGTAGTCCCGTAGAGACACGGCTTTATCAAATGCTGCAAAATAAATTAGAAGTGCATGAAAAAATAATTGACTTGTACAAACAAGAAGTTAATAATAGTTGACAAAGTCAAATTATAGTTATAAGATGATTTAACTGGCACAGACCAGCGTTTTTAACCTAAAGGAATTTATATGGAACTAGAAGTCCAAGGCACAGTGTCCGCTGAAAAACTTGTAGAAGTTTACATAAAGATACGTGATGCCCTAGAAGATAACTACAAAAGTTATATGGCTAAGAAAGCCGATCTAGAAGAGCAACTAAATGTCATTCAATTAGAACTGCTCGATATACTTAAAGATCTTGATGCTACTAGTATAAAGACCACACACGGTTCTGCTAGACGCAGCATCAAAGAACGATATACAACCAACGACTGGGAGCGTTTTCACAAGTTTATTGTGGAGCACAATGCGCCTGAGTTGCTTGAAAGAAGAATTCAACAAACCAATATGAAGCAGTTTTTGGAGGAGAATCCGGACTTGCATCCCGCCGGTTTAAATGTGGATCGCACATACGCAATTACAGTTAGGAGAAGCAAATGAGTAACGTCGCCTTATTTAACCAGCAGTTACCTGACTACCTCAAAGAGGTAGAGATTGATGATGTAACCCGTGCCTTAACGGGTGGTGGTACAGGTGTAAAACGTATCGCCCTTGGCAACAATAAGTTTATTTTAAAAGTAAACGGTGCCGAGATTTCCAAAAGCAACAGTGACAAAATGGAGATTGTTATTGTTAATGCCTCACCCAATATCTCCCGCACATTCTACGCTAAAGCATGGGATCCAAAAGAGTCGGCTGCACCTGACTGCTGGTCTAATGACGGTGAGCGTCCTGATGCTTCTATCAAAGAACCACAAAGCAACATGTGCATAAACTGCCCACAAGATATAGCTGGTTCAGGTCAGGGCAATACCAAAGCCTGCCGCAAGAATCGTCGTATTGCTGTGGCACTTGCTTCAGATTTAAACGGCGATGTCTATCAAATGACGTTGCAATCCAAGTCAATCTTTTATGACTCTAAAAAACCAGGCGATCTAGATCATATGCCGTTCGATCAATACGTACGCTATGTTGGCTCACAAGGCTACAACTTGAATACGTTAGTAACCGAAATGCGCTTTGACGAAGATTCAACCGTTGGCAAATTATTCTTCCGTCCAGTGCGATTCCTTGAGAAGCACGAGTGGGAAGTAGCCAAGAAGCAAGGCGAGACCAAGACCGCTAAAGCTGCAATCACAATGACTGTAGCCCAAGCCGATGGTATTAAAAAGCTAGAAGCCCCTGCGGCAAAAGCTGAAACTGTAGAAGTTGAAGCTGCTACTATTCCTGAGCCAACCAAGCGTGCTGATAAAAAAGCTGCTGAGCCAACCCCTAAACGTGACCTTAAAGCCGTAATGGGTGACTGGTCTAATGACGACGCAGCATGAGTCTTAGAGGGTATAGCTTTCGTCTTGTAAAAGCAAATCAAGCTGCTCAAGCTGCCGATCCTGAAAACATCGGGGTCAGGCTTGGGCGGTATTGTATTACCAACGATATTCCGGTATCAACCATTGCTGCAAAGTTAGGCGTAACCCGCATGACTATATACAACTGGTTTACCGGAGTTGGTATGCCCAACAAAGACAAAGTTAGGAAAATAGAAAAACTACTTACTAAATATAACTAATGGCAATCAGAGACCTATTGGTAGCGGTTTTGCCGCCCGAGGGAGAAGGCTGGTATTGTACAGTCGGCTTGCGGCAGGACACAGCTAGACCAAGACAAAACTTCTTTCAGACTTTGGCAGATGTCGAAGCTGAAGTGAACACGCTGGTAGCTGAAAAGTATGATGCTTATTTTGCATGTGCTAAATATGAAGACCCCAAGCAGGGACGCATTCAACCAAATGGCAATCTTATTAAAGCTTTTTGGCTTGATGTTGATTGTGGAGTAGGTAAACCGTATGAGGATCAAGCTGCAGGGCTTACTGCTCTTAAAGACTTTTGTGGCAAGATCAACGTACCCCTACCAACTATTGTTAACTCAGGACGTGGTATCCATGCTTATTGGAGATTACAGGAAGTAGTTAATCGTAAAGATTGGAAGCCTGTAGCCGAACGGTTAAAAGCACTATGTGAAGATCATGGCTTTGAAGCTGACCCGTCACGCACCGCAGATAATGCCTCAATACTGCGGATACCTGAAACATTTAATTTTAAACAGGAGCCACCGCTCCCAGTAGAACTACTTGCTGTATCCAAAGAGTTGCCGTTTGAGGCTATTAAACAAAACATTGGTGTGTTAATTGCACCTGATTGGATGCCTCGTCAACTCAATGAGATGACACAAGCGTTACTAGGTAATAAGCAAAGCCGGTTCAAAACCATCATGATTAAGACCATGAATGGGCAAGGCTGTGCTCAGCTTGAAAATATTGCAGTAAATCAAGACACAATTGAAGAGCCGTTATGGAGAGCAGGGCTGTCGGTAGCGGCAGCTTGCGTAGACAAAGATGAAGCAATTCATAAAATTTCACAGGGACACCCTGAGTACTCGCCCGAAAGCACGGAACGTAAGGCCAATCAAACGAAGGGGCCGTATACGTGTCAAACGTTTGAAAAACTCAATCCTCAAGGTTGTGAGGGCTGTAAGCATAAGGGTAATATATCGTCTCCAATTCAACTCGGATCTGAAATTGCGGCTGCAGAAACCAATGTTATTGCTGAGGTTACGGAGACTGGGCAAAAGGAGATCTTTGATATACCAACGTACCCTTTCCCATACTTCAGGGGTAAAAACGGTGGCGTTTACATAGAATTCAAAGACGAAGAAGGCAACGTAGATGCTGCCAACATATATGAGCACGATTTATATATTGTTAAGCGGCTACATGATCCATCACGTGGCGAGTGCATTTGGTTAAGATTGCATTTGCCCAAAGACGGTTTGCGTGAGTTTGCCATGCCAGTCGTCGATGTAATGGCTACTGAAAAACTTAGGGAGCGCCTTGGTTGGCACGGCGTCGTAGGTAATTCAGAGCAAATGAAAAAAGTAATGGCGTACATTATTACGTTTACAAAAGAACTTCAACATAGATCCGAGGTAGAAATTATGAGAAATCAGTTTGGTTGGACCGATGACAACTCCAAGTTTATTCTTGGGGATCAAGAAATTTCAGCAACTAAAGTTAGCTACAGCCCACCGTCTGCATCAACAGGCACAATATCTGAATTTTTAACACCAACAGGTAGCTACGCCGAGTGGCAAAAGGTTATACAAATATATAACCAGCCAGGGTTTGAGCCGCATGCTTTTGCCTTTTTTACTGCATTTGGATCGCCGCTTTTAAAGCATCTGAACCTCAAGGGTGCAATTATCAATCTCATCAACAACACTTCAGGCACCGGTAAATCTACGATTCTTAAGGCTTGCAATAGCGTTTGGGGGCACCCCGAAGAACTAATGATGCAATGGAAAGACACAATCAACTCCATCATCCATCGCATGGGCGTGCTCAATAACCTACCGGCTACGATAGACGAGATCACCAAGCTTAGTGGAGATACGTTCTCTGATCTAGCTTACAGCTTGTCACAGGGACGGGGCAAGAATCGTATGAAACAGCACGATAACGCTGAGCGTGTGAACCATACTAAGTGGGCAACCATAGCATTGTGCAGTTCAAACGCTTCGTTCTACGACAAACTATCTTCGTTAAAGTCGACTCCTGATGGTGAGTTCATGCGTCTGTTGGAGTACAAAATTGATCTAACGAGCAACTTAACCAAGGAAGAAGCCGACGCAATCTTTAGCAAACTGTATGGTAACTACGGACATGCGGGTGTTGAGTACGCCAAATACCTTGTTAGCGATCTAGAGGAAGCCGTTGATCTAGTCATGCAGGTGCAGCAACGCCTTGATAAAGCAGTAGGTTTGACCAGCAGGGAGCGGTTTTGGTCGGCTGTAATTGCTTGTAACATTGCTGGGGCTTTGATTGCCAAGGACCTCAAGATTATTGACTTTGACGTTAAGCGGGTCTATGACTGGATTGTTAAAGAAGTAGCTATCATGCGTAATGAAGTTAAGGCTCCGTCGGCTTCACAAAGCAGCGTCATCAATGAGTTCATTAACGAGCACCGTGCTTCAGTGTTGGTTATAAACAACGAAGTAGATTCTAGGTCTGGCATGGAACAATTACCCATCGTCGAGCCTAAGTTTAATGACTTGTTTATTAGGATTGAGCCTGACACCAAGAAGATGTTTATCAATGCTAAGCAACTACGTGCTTATTGCAGCGAGCAACAGATCACCTTAAAGGAAATCTTGAAGGGTCTTGAAGCCGACAAAGCCTACCTAGGACATACCAAGAAGCGCTTATCTAAAGGGACTAAGGTCGCATCAGGTCCTGTAGACGTGCACATTTTTGACCTGACCAGCCACCATTTTGAGGATGCCGAGTCTTATATACAGGCTGCTAAGAGCGTACCTGATGTTGATCCACGGGCTGAGCTTCAGAGTTAATTGGCGTAATTTTGTGGTCGGCTCGTCGTTTTTTATACCGTGCTTAGACCACAGCCATGCTTTGGAACAAATTAAAAGGACCGTCAAACGCCTTAAATTTAAGGTAAAGACCCAGATTGTCGTGGAGAAAGGTATTACTGGGTTGCGAGTATGGCGTATTAAGTAGTATCATGCAGTCGTAGTTAAGGGTTTTGACTACATTTCCTTTAGGTTTTATTTAGCACCCCGCCCCCTCGGCGGGGTTTTTTTACCGTTCGCCGTATTCAAGCATTGGCATTAACTGTGGGATAAGGTTCTTGTTTATCCCCATGCCGCCGGTAATATTAGCCAAAGCCCGATCTTGGTACCGTTTTTGCACTGAATCAACCAGCTTATCTGGGTCTATTGCAACCCCTGGATTGGTTTGACTAAACACCACCATTTTCTCAATTACTTTAGCCATCATGTCTGCATCACCAGTATCGATTGCAATGAAGAAGGCATTAAGTAAGTCGGTTCTTCTATTCATTATGGTTTCATTGGCGTTCTTTGTTGCAAAGGCAGCCTGTTGTTTTTGCGCAACTCTTTCTGGTGAGAAGCCTAGCATTTGGGATAAAGCCTCACGAGCGCTAATATCCTCTACTAAAGTATTACCCTTAAGGGTTAATGCCTGTCCCTCAACCATGTATCTAGTGCCGACCATAACGTTTTTAATACCGGCTGGCATCAAAGCCTCAACGGCACGTTCTGTATGACCGTCATTAAAGCGTTTTAGGGCTTCGGGATAGCTGACTAGCAGTGCACCTAAGGAAGGGCCCAAAGTGTTAATAAACATGTTCTGGACGTAATCTACCTCGCTCTGGCTCTTACGCACATCTGGGAACCACATATCCGGCAAGTTAAGGTTCATACGGTCGGCAAAGTTCATGCCAGTAACTTGGGATAAAAGGCCCCTAGAAATAGTATCCCCTGCAAAGCCGCCAAACGTTCTGTTAGCCCAGTTCTTGAACCAATTGTCTGGGTCAAACGGCTCGTCATCGTCACCAAACACAGCATGGAAAGCTGACGCCACACCTGAGAAAATAAACCACAAAGGCATGCCGGTCATACCGGCGGTTAGGAAAGACATACCCATCATGCCGTAGAAAGCATCCCGTGCTTCTTTCTTAACTTCTGCCATTTCAGCCCGCTTATCAGCTAAAGCTTTATTAAGCACATCTTCCGGAGCCTTTTCTAACTGCTTCCTAATCTTATCTAGTTCCGCTTTTTCACCATCAGCCCAACCTTTTTGGAACGTACGGAACATAAGCACGCACATATGCTGTGGGTACATTTTGAACTGCAGTAACACGTTAGCAATGTTGCCACGGAAATAACGTGGTTTATTTGTCGTGTTGTAGTTAAACATGGTCTCTTGGGTAAGATCCCGTGCTTGATCCAAAGCTGCATCAAAAGCCGCTTCCGGAGTCATCTTCTTGTTGGTTATATTGTTCTCGTAAGCCAACTCAAAAGAAGTCATGTACGCAATTTCACGATTAAACTTCTCAGCTGCGTGGAACGGCAAGCTAGCGTAGTACATAAATTTCTGCCATCTACCGGTGTATTCTTCAGCAGGTCTTTCACCAATGCTTACAGAATCGTGAACCAAAGTGGTATCAATAACGTTTCGGTTAACCCCGGCGGTATATACATCAGCTAGCGTCTTACCTTTTGGCAAGTTAATTTTGCTGGTACCGTCCTTAGTATTTACGTCGTTTAAAGACTGTAAGTTAGCACGTGCTAACGATAAAAACTCGTAGCGGTTAGTCTCTTCGTTTATATAGCCAGTGCCGCCTAGCATGCGAACATACTTAGATATTACAGTGCCAACACGTTTAGAGCCGCCGTACCGTGCGCCAGCTACTGGTATATACAAACCAGGTATCGCCATCATGTTAACCACTGCTGAAGCTGGAGACGTTAGGAAGTTTAAGAATCCAAAGTGCGTTAAGAACGTTGTCAGTTTGGAATGCTTGGGTGGCTCAAGAACACCGCTCTTAAACTGCTTTGCAAGTTCGTTTGCCACATCGCCGTAGGTTGCTTTTTCCTCGGTTGTCGGCATATTTGCCGAGCGCATCTTAGCTGCTTCAACAATATTAAACAGTTTTGGCATGTGCTGGAAACGAGCACGTTGATACGCAATACGTTCGTAAGACAAACTAAAGGCACGGAGCATATCTTGGCTAGGACCAGCTACGTTCTGACGATGCAGGAACATCTTCTTAATACTTTCAGAAGGCAGCAACTCTAGGTAGTACTGACCAAAAGCATCTTTTAATTGATCTTGCATTGCAGCAACTCTATCCTGCATAATTTGCGGGTCGGTACTCTTCAGAATATCTTCAGTTGTCTCGTCAACTAAAGCTTTAATTTTGTTAAGCTGGGTTACTTCGTTTAGCTTTTGATTAAGAACCTCATTAAATCCTTGACCAGGCCACAGTTCTGCAGCAGCCTCTTCCTCGGTGTAAGTCCTTGTTTCTCCAGTATTTTTATCTTTTATCTGCGTTTTGAGTAATCGTGCTCTTTGCTTTTCTAGTTCGGCATCACGGGCAAAAGCGTCCTCAAACTGCATAAATATTTTATTTTTGCCCCTGCCTACCATCAAGAAGTAATCGCCAAAACGCTTGATTGGGAAGTAAGGTCTGATAATGCTTTCTTCAATGTCTTGCTTGAAGGCACGTACCTTGGCATCAATCTCGTCTGGTGGCAGGTTTTTAGCCAAACCAGCTTCTCTGATCCTAGCTTCTTGAACCTGAATGTACTCGTTCATGCGGCGTTCGTAGAAGTTACGTACTTGCTTGTATATTTCAACAGCAACGTCGCCGTCCTTACCACTGCTCATTTCACGCCATGCGTCTTTTAAAGTAGAGTTATCGTACCGTGCCAGCAAATCAGGCATGCCTTTTTTAGTAAGTAATTGCTTTAACTGAGGATCCAAAATAGATGGGTCCATTTTTTCAAGCGTGGACTCAATCATTACTTTGCCTAACTGCTCTGCTTTTTCTGGGTTATCTTGCAGCAAATTACTCCAGCGCCCAATAATCGGTGCACCTTCTTTTAAGATTGCGTTACGGGTTGCAATCATGGCATCAACTTCTTTTGCGTATGCTTTGAGCTGAGGCATGTCGGTGCCGTACATATCGGCTAGCTGGTCAACTGTAAATGCACCCAGTAAATACCGGCGATATTGGTTATTTAAGCTGCCAAAAAACTTCTTAAGATTGCTCTTATCCGTGTTCTTCCAGCTTTCACGCAGTTGAACAGCCTTATCAATAAAGCCCATGCGTTCGCCAGGATTGAGCTTAAACGTACCGTTACGCACGCTGTATCTACTTGGGGCCCATAACAATCCAGGACCTTTGTTGGTAGCACTGCCGCTATTAGCCGAGAACAATACATCAGCGTTCGCTAGCGTGTGGAACAACACATTGTCTACTCCAAACAACTGAGCAACCAACTGAATAAACTTAGACCAAGCGGACATGCTGGTATCCATGACCTTTTGCATCTGGCGCAGTTCGTTTTGGAACGATGGTCGGCTAAATGCTTCAGCTACAAACTCGTGTAAGTTGTTGTAGCCATAGGCGTCTGGGTTTTTAGTATGCTTTTTAGCGTACCTAAATAATCTGTGTAAATTAGCTAATGCTTGGCGTTGCTTGGGGTTTAATTCCTCTGGATGGTCAATTGCCCAGTGTGTCGCAGCATGGGTAAGTTCGTGCGCTATAGCGTAGTTAGAGTTACCACCCCTAGTTAAGCTAAGCCCAATGGCGTTATCGTCCATGAAGTACGTACCGGGCGCATTTAAGGAAGTTACTGCATTGCTGTAAACCTTAATAACGTCTTCTAAGTCTTCTTTAAACATCTTGGGATCGATGCCTAACTTGCCGTCTCTAAAGTCTTCAAAGGCTTTTAAGGTCTCTGTGACTGGCATTTTCATCTTAGACTCGTCAAAACGAGAAGCGTAAATATTGGGTTTAACTTGTTGTAGCCAGTTAAGAATTCGGGTCTTTTGGCCTTTTACACGGTCTAAACTTTTGATGGACATGTCGTAATGCAGATCATCAAAACCGACGACGGTGTCTAAATTTAATTGCATCAACCGGTCGGCTAGACCAGACAGGAACTTACCAGCAGTATTTTTGAGGGCTTTTAACGCACCCTGCACATCATTATTTGCAATTGCCGTAGTAACGGTTGGATGGGCGGTACTAAATAATGGGTCGTTTAAAGGTACTTGATCCGCTTTGGGACTAGTATTTTCATCTCGATTAAACGCATTTAACAACTCAGGTAGTCGTGATGGGTCTTTATTAAATACTGATTTAACCTGGCTTGGGCTAAATGCAACTACTTCTGCAAGCTCGTCGTCTCTATATTGAAATATGCCGTCGTAACCTTTTGCTCGAGCTCTGGTTATTACTTCTTTAGTAATACCGCCTTTATCTTCATTAGCCTTTTCAACTATAGCTTCTGCTTTATCCCTAGGCACATCAAGCGCTACCAATAAATCTACCGCTGGATCAAATCGGTTGTCTTTAGTATTAATAATTAACGGATTTTCTATGTCTGCAAACACAGGTATAACGTTCCCACCAACTTGTCCTGGGGCTAGTTCTCCCGTTTTGTATATTGCTCTTAGTTTGTCTACAATTTCTTTAGGCGTTCTACCTTCAGCTTCCAAAGCGTCTATTGCTTCAGGAGTAGGTATGCCAGTGTAATTATTTGCAATAAGCGGAATAGGGGTTAGGTAAATACCTGCACCCAAAGAACCTTCTTTGCTTAACTTAATTTGGGTTAGCCCTTCACCTTTTGGGCCTGTTGCGTTTGTACCATGAAGTAATGGTATTAAACGACCATTTGCATCTACTACTTTTGATTTTGCAAAGAACTTAGACGCTTCTTCGGTTAACGGAGCAAATGGTGGGCTTACAAGTTGTGGTTCTGCTTTAACTTGTGACGGAACTCCGCTAGGTCTCTGCTCTGGTCCAATAGTTTGATACTCTGGTCCAAACTCGCTAGGTAACTCAAATCTTCCCCGTCCCTGTCCCCCTCGCTCAGAAACGTCTTGAGCAACACCTTCGCCTCTTGCTTGTTGCCCGCTATCTTTGAAACGCTGTCCAATAGCCCGGTTATATTCATTTGATCCCTCTTTATTTAAAAAGTCAATGATGTCTTTGTTTTCTCTGACAGTCAATATAAAATCGTCTTTAAACTGCCGGATGTCAAAAGATTTTGACGCTTCTAATTTAATTAAAATACGCTGCATCTCTGCAGGGAAGTCAGCATTATGGCTACGCACTTTGTGATGTGCTAGCTCATGAATCATGGTTCCAAACATACCCAAAGCCGCTTCTTCCGGAGTATCCATGTACTCAGGGAAAGCTGGGTTAATAAACAACCCTTTAAATGGAAGAACAATACTTACGCCACGGTATTCTTTGTCAAACGAAACCCCAATAGCTTCTTGTGCAAGCTCATTGTAGCCTTGGCCTTTTTTGTTTGGTGGCATATGACTAACTACTGCATTACGCAAAGTTATGAACGCATCGCCAATATCAAACATAAATTTGTTAAAGCGGTCCCCAAACTTAGCTGTAGCTAAAGCAGTAATAGGGGTAAATTGGTCTTCACCGACTTTAACTTCCAAATTGTCATGAATCATGACTTTGTTTGGGTTAATTTTGTCTTGCGAAATTTTTAACTTATCAATTTCAATTGAAGCTTTTTTAAGGTCTTCTGGCGTAAGCACCGGTACAACTTTACCGTCGACAATTAATCTTCCGTCTTTAACTTCTACTTTAGACCCTTGGCCAATACCTTGTTTAACTTCTACTTCTGGAATGTCTGGAACTAAATCAGTTTTTTCAGATACTTTAACTCCGGTCTTAGTTCTATCAAGGTATTGAACAGTACCAAAATTTTTAACGGTAGTTTGGAAGTCTTTCTGCCGGTAATAAATTGCTACATAGTTTTTAATTAAATCAAGATCTTTTTTAGCTTGTTCAGTAAAACCTTGACGGTTAAATTGGAATGGATACCCTTGTTCTGTTGGTTTGACTTTAGATACGATGTCTAAATAAAAACGATGTGGGATGTTATCGCTAAAAAGTTCTAATGGATTTGCTTTTAAAGATTCACTAAATTGCCACAAACCGTTTGAAAGAACGTGGGTGTTAACACCGTATTTGTCTCTTTCATCATTAGATACGTATATTCGAGCAGTGCCCCAATCAAATTGCGCATCAACAAACGTAGTGTATTTTTCTGCGTCAAACCTGGACCCCATATTTCTAAGAGGCCAACCATCAAAATTAACAGTGATGTTAGCAAATAACGGGCTATATTCAAGCACTGGATAACTAAACTCGCTATCACTTAACTCAATTTGTTTTATTTCGCCAGTTTGTGGATCTTTGTATTCTTTTGGTATAGTTATTTTTACAATGCTTCCATGACCTTTTGGAAATTGTGCGGCTATATCTGGCACTTCTTCAGCCGTATTAACTTCTATTTTTGGTGCTCTAGAGGGGTCTTTTTTTAAAGCTAACTTTAAATCTTTTCCGGTTGTTTTTGTACGGCTAATTTGCCCATCACGCATGGTAGTAACTTCAATAGCTTCACTTCCATACAAAAATTGCATTTTTGCAACACCAAAACCACCAGAACCAAACGCAGTTTCTTTATTTGTTCCTGCAATAGTAAAAAAAGTATTAGCTAAAACATCTGGAGTCATACCAGTGGCGTCATCTTTTACTGTAATAACTCTAGTGTTTTTGTCTATGTTGATATCAATATTGCCTTCGGTCTCTAAATTTTGTTCTAGTAACGGTTTAATATTGTCAAAAGAATTTTGCAGCATTTCTTTTACTGCTACTGCAGGCATTTTTGACATATCGCCGTACAACTGCTGACCAAACATATCTGACATACGCTCAACATCTACTCCTGGAGCTGCCGTAATTGTTTGATACTCAGGTTCAATATCTTTTAATTGGGCAAACATCTGGTCTTCTTCAGCCTGTGCTCGTTTTCTTGCTTCAGCTTCAGCTTCTTTACTTAAACGTAACTTAGATACGCTAGGGATTTTTTGGGTAGGTGCAGTGGTTTTTACTCCGGCTTGATCTTTGGTGATTTCTATGACTTCTAGTACACGAGACAAAGGATCAATTGTTTCTATTGCAGTTAATTTATCTTTTAGTTCAGCAAATGCTCGCTCAGTGTAATTTTTACCTGCAGGCACATCAAGACCAAATGCGTTTACAAAACCTTTGAGTTTAATTGCGTTTGGTTTTATTTCACCTGAGTCTACTTTTTGAACATAATCTACAGCATTAATTCTTGGGGCTGCTTCTTCTTCAAGTAGCTTTAACGTATCTTTTGCGTGTTTTTGTCGGCGTGCAATTTCAGCTAATTGTTCTGGGGTGTATTGAGGTTTAGCTTCCTCGGTTACTTCTTCAGTTATTTCTGGCTCGACAACTTCTTCGGGTGCGGTTTTTAACGCTTTTAATTTATCTATTACTGAGTTTGGTGTGTCTTTTGAAGTTACCTTAACACCGTTCTCTTTGGCAATCCGTTTAAGATTGTTAGTCATCATGGCTGGTGTGCCACCAGCTTCTACGCTTTTTAACAATGCTTCAGCGTCAGGAGTTAACACAACCTCTGCTACTCTTTGCTCAACGTCTTTCTTTAGTTGATCGTAGACATCTTCTTCTCGTACTCCAGCATCTGCAGCAAGTCGATTAATTCTGTCCAGGTCTGCTTCGGTAAGTTCTGCAGTTCCGGTGTCAGTTGGACCTTTTCCGAGTCCTTCTTCGCTAGGTACCGAAACGCTAGGCTTACCTGTTCCGGTGTCAGTTGTTCCGCCCTCATCTTGCACCTCCTTTGTTTCACGTGCTTTTTTCATAGCAGCCATGAAGTTATCAACTTCTTCTTCAGTAGGATCTCTACCAAGTTGAGTTGCTAGGTCCCCCGCTACAATTTCTCTACGGTCGGCTTCAAGTTGTCTTTCTTCTAATCTGCCACGTCGGCCTTCTAAATATGCTCCAGCACCAGCGCCAGCCGCACCAAACGCACCACCACCTACTGCACCACGTACGGACGACTCAATAAGACGATTAAATTCTTTGCTCCCCCAGATTTCTGGGTTTTCTTGTACAAATTTCTCAGCCGCAATACTAATTGCTTCTTGCGCACCCTCAGTTAAACCTTCAGTACCTGCGCCTGTTACAGCAGCACCGACCACTTTTCTTGCCAACGGCGATGGCATACCAGACTTCTCAAGTAAGTTTTCAACAACGCCGGCTTTGACGTTGGGTCCCATCTGTTTGAGAATAGCTACTGGCAATATTGAATCTAGCGCAGCAGAAACCGATCCTGCTAACGCAGCGGCGGCTGGTTCCATTTGCCCACCAGTTTCCTCGAAGATATTCTGAAAAACTTCAGGAGCGTTAAGCGCATAAGAACCAAGGAAGGCTCCGCCAATCTGACCACGCATAGCACCAGTAGCAGCGGCTTGGGCCCCATATTTTGCAGCGGCGGCTTCGGCAGCACCACGTTCAGCAGCTTTCTTAGCGGCGGCAGCGGCAGCCATACGCCCACCAGCAACACCAAAACCAGCACCAGGTATCAACGCAGTAGCCATGCCGGGTACTTGTTCTAATGCAGTCTCTAACGCAAACGGTATGTAGTCGCCTGGACCTTTAACGTCTTCTAGGGATTTATAACGAGCACCATACTTTTGCTCAATTTCTTTCTGGGTTTGTGCAGCTTCTGCCATTTGCCTAGCGGCATACTCGTCGGCGCCAACAGCACTTGCTGCCATGGCTGGTAATACATCACCAATTAAAGAACCTGTTTGTTTAGCACCACGAGCAAGAGCTCGACCAGCCATACTAAATATGCCGGTGTCTTTGGTTGGTTCAGGTTCTGCGGCAGCTTGGCGTTCTTGCGTTAAACGTTTAGCTGTATTTTGAATTACAGATGGGTCAGTTCCGTCAGGAAACTCTAATATAGTCCCATCAAATAACTCAGCTTTAATAGCCATATTTACCCTTTGACTGGATTACCGTCTTTATCAAATTTTATTGTTGTTGGAGCTGTTGGGGTAGACGTTCCTTTGCGCATCATGTCTCTTGCCGTAGCTTCAGCGTCTTTATACGCATCTTGCAAGAATTGGTTTTGCTCTTTAGTGCGTTTTTCTGGAGGAGTCATAGCAATTAGTTTGTAATTAGGGTACTTGGCCTCAAGAATACTCTTGGTTGCGGTAGCTAGGTTACCACGGTTAACATCTCTAGCTGCCATAAATTGCTCAAACGCTGCAGGGTCTTTTTCAAACAGAGCAAACATTTTCTCAAACTCGCCAGGTCTAGAAGCCGAGATGCCAGCAACTTTAAGTTGATTTTGCATTTCAGCAATTCTAAGTTGACGGTTCTCAGCGCTTTCGTATGCTTTAGCGGCAGCATCCAAGTTACCACGTTTTTCAGCACGCTCGGCCTTCTTAATGTCGGCTTGCATTTTAGTAAGCTCAAGGTCCACACCTTCTCTAGCTTTTCTAGCTGCATCACTGGCTTCGCCGTATGTACCAATACCTTTAAGGGCGGCTACTCCTATACCTCCAGGCGATGCTTCTGTTCCAAATTTAATAAAGGCATTACGAATAGCAGCAAGTTCGTCTTGTTTCTCACGTTTGCTCATGCCGGCTAGACGCTCAGCAATCTTGGCACTAAGTCCTTCATTTGCTGTATTTGGACCCATTAAACGTTCTTGTTCCGCCATTTGTTGTTCTAGGCTCTTAACACCAGTCAATGCAGCAATACCACGGTCTACTGGTGCACCACCTTCTGGTGCAGCTGCTGGTGGTTTTGGTGCTGCTGGTGCCGGTGCTGCAGTTGGAGCAGCTGGTGGGGCTACTTTAGCTCTAAGCATTGCATTTTGCTCAAGCATACGTTGTGCAGCAACTGGCGAAGCTTCTTTTAAAAACTCATACTGTTGAAGATCTTTTTGCAGTTGTAATTCTTCCATGCGTAGCTGATCCATGGTTGAGTCCCCGCCACCAAACTCAGGGTTAGCCATACTTAAACCACCGTTATCAAAAGCAATAATGCCACCGCCAGCTAGACCTTGGGATTCAAATGCTGGACCACCTGCCATAGCAATGCCAGACATACGGGCTTTTTCTTGCTGTTTTTCTTGCAGTGCTTCAGCAAATATTTGACGTTCACCAGGAGTTAGGGCTGGATCACGGAGGCGCTCTTGTAATTGAGCAACGCTAAGTTTTTCAGCCATAGCTTCAAGTTCTGGGTCTGAAATAGCGCCGCCATATTTATAACCTTCAGTAATACCGCCTTCACGATATTCTTTAATAACTCCGCCGGCTGCACGCCCACCAAACAATGTTGATCCAGCACCAATCAAACCAATACCTTGTTGTAACGTAGTCGGCTGTGCTTGATAAAGTTGAGTAGTTTGAGTTTGTAAGGGTAGCCCACGCAACATGGCGTTCATCATGCCAAGCTGCATCATTGGATACTGTTGCTTAATAGCGTAATCTTGAATTGCCTGATTAATCTTCTGTTGCTCAGCCGATTGTTGCTGGGCGCCCATTTGGCTTTGTAATCCAATGATGTCTTTTTGCGCAGCTAGTTGTTGACTACCTAATTGCCCTAAACCTAGACCTGCTTGAGCAGCTTGCTGTAATCCTTGCAGACCATATTGCCCTGCTTGAGTAGCTTGACCAACACCTTGTAAACCCATACCAAGACCTTGGTATCCTGCTTGTAAACCTTGTAATCCAAGTTGTGAACCAAATTGCATTTGGCGTTGTGCATCTTCAAACGCTTTCTGAGTGCCAGTAGCTTGAATCCCACCCAATTGACTCATCAAGGCACGGTTAGCTTCACCTTCTGCAACAGCTTGACGGCTACCACCAAATGCTCCAGCACGAACAGCAGCAGCGTTTCTACCTTGAGAAGCAATGTCGTAATCACGAATAGCTTGACTTTTTTGATAGTCAACAACATTTTGCATGTAGGGAGACATATAAGCCGCTTGTGCGCCAGGGCTTGTAGCCATCTGTTCAAAACGTTGTCCAGCGCCAAAGCCCATACCAGACATGCCAGCAGCCGCACCACCATAACCCAAAGCTTGTTGCCCTAGTTGTTGCCCATAACCATGTGCACCTAAAGCGCCTTGACCAGCTGTTCCTACTAAATTACTTCCAGCCCCAATTTGCCCGGGAACTTGTAGCTGTCCAGTAGCCTGTTGCGCTTGTTGTTGAAGAGGGCTAAACCCAGCAAAATAATTTTCTACGTTTGAACTGTAAGGTTTATAAGGCCTAAACCCAGTCATATCTTCGTTGTAAATTTGCTTCTGGGTAGACTCCAACATGTTCTCTACAAACGGACGTGCATACTCAGGAATATTTGTAGAGTAAGTAGTAGTTTGAGATGGGCCTCCACCACCTGAGCCACCGCCACCATAAATGGTTCGACCGCCTTCTTTGCGGGTAATTGAATTGCCTAAAGGCTCGCCAAGAGCTTCAAGCTGCCGTCTAGAATAATATGTCATAACCTTGCCTCTACAATTCTGTAGCGTTCTTTAAACCCGTACCGTGACCACAATCTTGCAATTGCTTCTCTAGCGGCACCTTGTATTTTAGTAGCCCCATAAACTTTAAGTAAATCAGAAAACTGCTTATATGTATCTGGATTACTTATTAATTTACCACCCATTGCTATAACAAATGCCACTCTATCATTTGGCATGTTGTAAAAATTTATTGCTGATGCTCCGTGAATCTTATTTTCTTCGTCTACTGCAACTACTAATAACCAATCGCCTCTAGCCAAATAACCTTTAGCCTGCTCAACGGTATAGTCATCTTCGCCCCATTTCAACGCTTCTGCCAAGAACCCTTCAACCAACGACCAAGTCTGGTGAAAATGGGTTACGTTGACTGGCTTTACAGTTAAGTTCATGCAGGCATATATCTGTCGGCTTTAACTGCAGGTGCTTGTTTCTTTTTACCGGTTCTGGCTTTGCGAATCTTATCCATCATGGTGTATAAACGCTTGGCGCCAGCATCAGTAGATCCGTTACCTAAGTGACTAACCACATCGGCTGGGACTACAAATTCCCCATCAGCAAGACGGGCGGGTTGTTTGCCACCGATAGTAGCAGGAATAGAATCAGACATACCATCACCAGGACCTTTAAGCATTCTGCCCCCATCTGAGTACCCTCCTAGGCTAGACATAATTCCGCCTTTAGCGGCTTCTTCAATATTACCTAATGGCTTAGCTACAGCTTGTAATGCGGGTAAACCCTTAATATTAGCTTTCTTTTGTATGCCACCCAAGCGAGTTAAAGCCGCTGTAAACGCATCTTGCTTTGCAGTGGTTGGGTCAGTATCTTTATAAACACCAGCATCACCTTTGGGTAATCTAGATATTCCACCAGTGTTCATCAATAGTGGGTTAGAGCGGTCATATGCTGGGACTTCCGAAACCATCTCAGAGCTTACTGGGCGCTGAATAGGGGTGGCATACTGGGTCTTATCAATCATGCCTTGGGGGTATAACCCGCCCTGTGGGTTCATTGCCGTATTCATAGCAGACATGCGCTCTACTGGGCCGCCAGTTTGATAAGACTGCATAATGCCGCCTTCGGCAGCGTATTTTGCTCTGTAATATGGATCTGGGCTTAAAGGTTCGTAAGCTCGGAAGTTAGGCGAAATACGACGTAGTGGGCTTACGTAGGTATCAGTAGGACCTGCTCCCTGCCGATTGTCTTCTAATAAACCAAGAGCTGGCAACGATTGAACCCCTAATCTTCCGTAAGTTCCTAAATCTTGATAAAGCGTAGTAGGCGCTGAACCTGTAACGCTACCCGAACTACCAACTGTTTTAGCTGCCTGAGCCGCATCCGCTGCGCTTACAGGTGGTACAGGACCTGGTCTTACGCTACCTGCCATCATTTCACCCGCAGTCAGCCCACTACCTGATGGAGCACTAGCCAAAGCTTGACCAGTCTCGCTACTAATAAAGCCGCCAGGTACGCTTGGATTTGGAATAGATAATCCATAACCAGCTTGGTTTACGGTGGGAAATGATGGAGGTGTAACCGTGCCTGTAGCTGGGTTAAACGCCGCTTTTGTAGAAGCTTCTGTTGCTTGTTTTGTAAATTCTGTTCCTGCTTGAGTACCTGCAGTTTCTGCTGATTTTTGAGACATCTCGGCAAACAAATTAGGAGCCTCGGCATAAGCGCCTAGACCGCCAGCAATACCACCACCAAGACCGCCCATAAGTGCAGCTTGCCCAGCATCTTTTCCAGTAGCAGCAGCAGTTAAACCACTAATAGCCGCACCAGATAAGGCTCCGGCGGCAATACCACCAGCCAAAGAAGACCCACCCAAAGCCGCAGTTAGAGTTGGCGCAGCGGCACCAGCTGTTAAATATGTCAGACCAGCAGCAGCTACAACTGGGAGAATTTGCTCTAGAAAGCCTGCTTCGGGTAAACCCGTATCTGGGTTAATTGTTAGAGAACCACCGTGACGCAATGCTATAGCTTGAAGGCCTTTGACTTCACTAGGAGTCATGTGGACAAGCATGGTATCGTTGCCACGACCTTTGCTTCTTAAATAGTGTGCTGTGTGGTGTAAACCCATATATGCCTCACGGGGTTGATTTAGTTGAAGTTTATCATGGATATATCGCAGAAACAAAGGTTGCGGTCAAAATTACAGACGGCGACGCAGGATGGATAGGAGCTGTTCCTGGAGGGTAAGTACCAGCTACCGTATTTCCAGAGTTTGAGTGCATCATTAATTGAATATTTTGACCCGCATTTACGTCTACAATCAAGTTCCAAGAGATAATTGCGGCACCTACACCGCCAGCATGTTTTGCTGGAACTGACACAACACCCGCCGTATTTGGTATGTCAACTGTATCCTTCCTAAACCAAAGGGTTACGTTATCTACTGAGCTTGTGCAGTTTATAAGCTGAATACTGAATTGAATGTTGTAATAACCAGCAATAGCAAAAACAACTTTAGTGTTATCAAGAGGGTCTAGGGATACTTGATTGCTAGTATCTGTTGTATCAAATGGAATGACTAAAGCCGTGGTAGCAGATGGCACTGCCTGAGCTTCTGCTACATAAACACCCGCAGCATGCGAAGAACCACTAGAACCGTATACAGATCGAGTAATGCCAGTAAAAGTTGTGGCGGTTTTACCTGTATAGTTAATTAGTTCGGTTCCAATCAGAATAGTGCCAGCAGACGCAAATCCAGTAGTAGAACCAACTACGATAGTCGCTGTTGAGCTTGCGTTTGGTATAGCATTAGTTAGGGTTGTATAGCCGTCTTGGTGAAAAGCACCTAG